CCATGCTGGAAGCCTTACACCAGCAAAAGATTTTGATGCTAATTCATTTATGGAAATAGATGATGAACTAGGCATTGAAATTCGTGATGCTCAAATCAGATTTAATCTTGCAAAAACAAGGTACGAAGAACTCTATGGTGAAACATTCAATCTTTAAATCATGGGATTTGGAAATTATAGTACAGAAAACAGAACACTAAGAAGTACAGCAGAAGGATACTACACAAAAAGTACAGAGGAAATATTCACAAATCGTAGCATTGATAATCTAATGAATCCTTATGATGTTAAAATAAGAGAATCAAGAGATTCAGAAGAACATCCTGAATCATTGGCTATTATTTTAGCATTAGATGAAACTGGTTCAATGAAACGAATTCCACATGAACTTATAAAAGATGGTTTACCATCAATTATGAGTGGTCTCATGGAAACAGGAATTGAACATCCTCAAATACTTTTTATAGGTATAGGAGATCATGTTTATGATAATGCACCTTTACAAATAAGTCAGTTTGAAACAAGTGATGAATTACTTGACAAATGGCTTACAAAAGTATATCTTGAAGGTAAAGGTGGAGGAAATAATGGTGAAAGCTACATGCTTGCATGGTATTTTGCAGCAAATCATACATCCATTGATTGCTTTGAAAAAAGAAATCAAAAAGGGTTCTTGTTTACAATTGGAGATGAGCCTGTACTTCCTACTATTGACAATGGAACCTTAAGAAAAATAATGGGATCATCAGCAGCTCATCCTCAATTGACAGATCAAACATCAAAAGATTTATTAAAAGCAGCACAAGATAAATACCATGTTTATCATTTACACATAAAAGAAGGATGGCAAGGTGAGAGAGAAGATGTAATGAATGGATGGAGAGAACTAATGGGTGAGAATCTAATTATCATAGAAGACTATCGTAAGATATCAACTACAATTAATGAAATTATCATCAAACACAAAACAGAAATTCACAGTTCAATTAATTCAAGTATCAAACCTAAAAAACATTTACTTTAATGGGAAACACAGCACATGCAGATGCAAAACCAATTGATCAGGTAAAAGAATTGATCAACAGCAAACTTGCAACAATAGAATCTGTAGATGATAAGGAAGAATTCCTTAATGAAATTTCAGATTTCTGTGTTGAAGAAGCTGACAAACTCTTTGAAGGAGAAGAAGAATAAATGAATGGTTTTCCGGGTGGCGGAATTGGTAGACGCAAGGCGAAATATTAGACAGCAAATTGAGTCTGGCTCTTCGGAGTTTAAATGCAGGTTCAAGTCCTGCCCCGGAAGCAAACTTTAAAACAAACAAACAATGTATATAGCAATTTATTTAGACCGCAAAATTTATTATGCTGAAACTTTTAGAGGATTGATACTGCAGTTACCAGTAAAAATTAAAATTAACGATGGGGGAGAAATATTTATAGACGGAAAAAAAGACAGTGTTACATATAACATGCAGGAATGGACAATGAAAGAAGCATTCGACAACTTCTGTAATACAAGATTAATATCATTTTTAAAAGTTAAAGACTACAGAATTTTTAAAAGCCAAGAATTATGACAACAATTGAACAAGAAATAAAAGAGCTTGAGTTAAAGCAAAAAAGACTTAAAGTCGAATCTGATAAAGAAAAGCTTTTGAAAAGATATGAAGAACTCAAAAAACTTGAAGGAACTGTTGAGGTAAGGATTATCAAATCAAGTAAAAAATCAAGATTTGCTCATATAGTACATCATATTTCTTATGAAATGATAGAAGATAATTCTGAAAATGAGTTTAGTGAAAGAAGGTACTATATTGGTGTCCATGCAAAAAGAATTTCTATTAAAGAATTTCCTGATACATATTATAGAAATTATGCAATAGAAACTCTTGAAACTAATTACAAAGGTTATAATGGTAAATTATACTTAACAGACAACAATAACTATTATGATTTTTCAACCTATAAAACCATATCAATTGAAGAATTTAATAATATATGGTTCTTAGCAAAAACCGTAACAAAACAAGTTCTTGATGGTGTTTTAGATATAAAAGAAATAAGATGGTTAATGACAGGTTCTGATGAAGATAAAGAATTCAAGGAAACTGAAATAAGTAAGGAAATTCTTGATATTCCATATATTTTACTGTCTCAGGAAGAATCATGGAAATTAAACAATAAGTTTTGCCATCTTTTCTTGAATAAAAACATCTACTTTATCACTCCAAATTCATTGAAGGCACTTGATAATTGGTATGCCGATGAAATAAAACATGATAATTTGGCTTACAATGCATGTGCTTATGTTGGAGAAAGATGGAGAGGCTCAAGAATTGATGAGTATAAAAGATTAATTGACAAAATTAAAAATTCAACAAAATGAAAGCAGCAGTAATAGGATTAGGATTCGGAGATGAAGGTAAAGGTTTAGTTACAGATTGGCTTGCAAATACAGGAAGCTATAAAACTGTAATCAGATTTTCTGGTGGACATCAAGCTGGTCATACTGTGGTATTAGATGATAATACTAAACATATATTCTCAAGCTATGGTTCAGGAACACTAAGAAGAATACCTACATATTTGTTAGAAATAGTAATTGATCCTGTAAGCATAATCAATGAGTACTATTCACTACAAACTAAAATGAGTAATATACCAAAATTACTCATTGACAAAAGTTGTCCTGTAACAACAATCTTTGATAAAATATACAATAAAATGTATAATGATCGTATGGGTCATGGTAGTGTTGGTGTTGGTGTAGGAACAACAATTCAAAGAGAAGAAGACCATTATCATTTATTGGCAGGAGACTTACTATTTCCAAATATAGCAAAAAAGAAATTCAAACTCATTTATAACTATTATAATGCTAAGATGATTAAAGAATTTGGTTATGATATATCAAATATTGGTATTAATATTAACTGGAAAGTATTTGAAAATCAAATCAAAGGATTATCAAAGATTAGCAAAATAAATGATGGAATATATGAAGCTAATGTAATATTTGAAGGTAGCCAAGGACTTATGCTTGATCAGAATATTGGCTTTTTTCCACATGTAACAAGATCAAATACAGGATTAAGTAATATTATGAAATTTACTCAACATAACACTCAAATTTATCTTGTTACAAGAGCTTATCAAACAAGACATGGAAACGGGCCAATGACCACAGAATTTTCAGATCATATAATTGACAATCCAGATGAAACTAATGTCAGCAATTATCAGGGAGAATTCAGAAAGTCAATGTTAGATGTTGATTTACTGAAATATGCACTATATTCTGAAAGACTTATAAATGATTTTATCAATAAGATACTTGTTGTAACTTGTGTAGATCATTTAAAAGAATATCTACTATCACATCAAAATAATGTTGTAAAACTATCCACAAAAGAGGAATTTGTAAAATACATTGCAAAAGTATTGAAAATTCCAGTAACATATATAAGTGAATCACCAGTATCTAGTAACATAAAACCAATAATATGAGTACAATAACAAAAGTATTAATTATATTAGCTATCATACTTGCAGTATCTTTTATGTATATTATAATTACAAAAACTAACAAGCTAACAAATGCAGATACAGAGATGAAAAGCTATGTAGGAAAGAAGATTGTCATTAATAATGATACTCTTATGATAACAAACTACTCTTTATTTAGAGAATGTTTTATACTTCAAAATAATACAGAAGTCAATAAAAACATTGTAAAAACACTAACCATAATAGAATAAAATGAAAACAGTTAAAATTATTATCGGATTACTATTACTTGTTACACTTGCAAGTTGTCAAAGAAGTTGTGAAAGACTCAACAAGCAAATGCAAACCAGTGACAGATTTTATCACATTGAACAATATTCAGGTGGTGTACTGATCAATGTTTTTGAATTCAGTGGAATACTCAATGATTCTGAAAATTCAGATGGTTACTATTTCTATGACTCAAAAAACAGACTGGTAGAATTATCTGGTGACTTACTGATTATCAGCACAAAAGATAAATATATGATCTATAATGATGATTATAATGCTGAAAAATTTTTTGAAGAAAACTTGACACGACACTAAAAAAATATTACCTTTGCTAAAGATTGTTTTTTCATTCTTTAGAATTTTGGTTAATTAATTAAGGCAGGTAAATGGACATGTTTACCTGCTTTTTTATTTTCAGTAAGCAGACAAATCGCCAACCAAAATTCAAACCCCATCTTATCATGGTGAAAAATATATAATAATCTTGTTAACTAAAAAGTACATTCATGAAAGAAATAGTAGTATATGATACAGAAATATACGATAACTTATTTTTACTGGTGAGTAAATCAGTGCAAAATCCAGAAAAACCACATAAGGTATTTGAAATATCACCTTATAAGACTGATATTCATGAATTAATGATGCATTTGACAACATTGGAAGCAATGATAGGATTTAATAATGTAAGATTTGATTATCCATTGCTACATTTCCTTATAAAAATGGTTAGAAAGAAAGAAAAACCAAAAGAAATGGTAAGAAAATTGAATGTAGAAATGATGAAAATTATTAACCATGAAAATAAACATGCTAGTACAGTAAGACATCCATTAGTACCACAAATTGATCTTCTTCTCATCAATCATTATGATAATTTTGCAAAAGCTACATCATTAAAAGTTCTCGAATTTAACATGAAAATGGATAACATCATAGAGTTACCATTTAAAGGAAAACATTTTTTAACAAAAGAAGAAGTTGAGATTGTAAAAGAGTATTGTAAAAATGATGTAAATGCCACATATAAATTCTTTCTTGAAAATACAGATGCTATTGATTTTAGAAGAAGATTTTCCAAGATTTATAGACATGATTTTACAAACTACAATGATGTAAAAATAGGAGAATATATTCTTATTGATGCTATTGCAAAAAATCTTAATATTGACATTGCTACTGTAAGGAAAATGAGGACTCATAGATCAGAAATGAAAATGAGTGATATTATTTTGCCTTATATTAATTTTAAACGAAAAGAATTTAATGTTTTACTAGATTGGTGGAAAAATAAAACAATCACACAGACAAAAGGGCAATTCACTAATCTAAACATGAAAGATGTAGAGCCACTATTACCATATTGTAATAATAAAACAGTTAAAGGTAAGCTCAAAAATCTTAATATTTTGATTAATGATGATTTTCAAGTTAATTTTGGTACTGGTGGGTTACATGGTGATTGCGGAGGATATTTATTTAAATCCAATGAAAAAGATACAATTTATCATATTGATGTAAGTTCTTATTATCCAAATTTAGCTGCAGAAAATGGATTTCATCCAGCACATATACCTAAAGAAATATTTATTAGTATAATTAGAATGTTGTATGGACAGAGAATGGAAGCTAAGAAAACAGGAGATGAACAAACAGTAAAAGCTGTAAAATTATCTTTAAATGGTGCATTATATGGTAAAAGTAATAGTCAATTCTCACCAATGTATGATCCACAATTTATGATGAGTATATGTGTCAACGGACAATTATTACTAAGTATGTTAACAGAATGGTTGTGGGGAGCATCAAAAATAATTCAAGTAAATACTGATGGTATATTTATACTGGCTAAACGAAATTTTAAAAGTACAATAGAAAGTATTCTTGATGATTGGATGAAACTAACAAAACTAAAACTTGATATAAAAGAATATAACCTATTTGTACAACGTGATGTAAACTCTTATTTGGCAGTAGATATAAATGGTAAAACCAAAAGAAAAGGTGCTTTTGAATATGATCATGCAAAAAATAAAGAATACCATAAAGATTTTAGTATGTTAGTTGTACCAAAAGCATTAGAAGCATATTATTTACATGGAACTAAACCAGAAGATTTTATTAAATCTCATCCTGATTTATATGATTTCTTCCTGAGAACAAAATTTGATAAAACAACAAAACTTGTAAGAAGAGATTATGACAATGAAAGTAATATTTTAAGAGAAGAACAACTACAAAATGTTACAAGATATTATGTATCCAATAATGGAAATACATTTGTCAAAATAATGCCACCATTGATAGGTATGCAAAATGAAAGGGAATTTATGGTAGAAGCAGGATTTTCATGTGAAGAAATGAATCATGTTACAGATAAAAAACTCATTGAAATGAAAAAGAATATAAATTATGATTATTATATTGAACAAGTAAATAAAGTAATCAGACAAATACAAATACTATGACTCATATGATAGTACATTTGGTAGACTCATCTACTGTAAATGAATTTATGAATATGGCGTTCATAAATAATACTGTTCCAATTATGATCATAAAAGGTAACTACGTTAAAGAATTTATTAACAGTAATAATATTCAAATGAATTTATTAACAACAATAATGATATTAAGCATAACATATGGAAAGAATGAATGTTGATGAAAGAAAACAAGAAGTGCAAAATAAGGCCATAGATGCACTCAAATTATCCAAACATCCATTTACAGGATTAATCAGAGGTATAATTGCTATGGCTACAGGAAGTGGTAAATCAAAGATTGTTATTGATTTTATAAAAAAAGATTATCAACAATCAAAAATACTACTTGTTGTACCTACCAGAAAACTCAGAGATAATAACTGGTCAGATGAATTCAGCAAATGGAATTGTGATGATATATATAATTCTTTACAAAGAGAATGTTATGCATCAATAAATACCATTAAAGATCAAGATTTTGACCTTGTTATTTTAGATGAGTTACAAAATATCACACCCAATAATTACAAATTCTTTACTCAAAATAAAGTAAAAGATGTTATTGGATTGTCAGCTACAGTTCCCACAGAAACAGAAAAATCAATACTGTTAGACGAACTTGACATGAAAATTGTATATACAATGAAATTGGATGAGAGTGTTGAAAAACAACTAGTATCTCCATACAAAATCATTAAAGTAGAATTTTCATTAGATAATGTTAATAAAAATGTGGAAGCTGGTACAATTAAGAACAGATTCATGACTACTGAACAAAGTAATTATGATTATCTTAGCAGAGATATTGAATCTGCACAACAAAATCCTAACATAACAGGAAAACAGTTAAAATTTAAATACTTAAAACGTATGCAATTTATTTATGGTCTCAAAAGTAAAGAGGCTGTTGCAAAATCAGTTTTAAAATCAATTCCTGAAAATGAAAGGACATTAATTTTTGCAGGTACAATTGACATGGCTGAAAGATTGGAACCTAATACATTCCACTCAAAATCTAGTGATAACTATCTTGATTTATTTATGCGTAAAGAAATAAATCGGTTATCATGTGTAAAAGCATTAAATGAAGGTATGAATATTCCTGATATTGATAATGCTATAATTGTACAGGTTAACAGTAAAGAAAGACACCTGATACAAAAAATAGGAAGAGCAGTAAGATTCAGAGAGAACCATACAGCAAATATTTATATCATCTATGCCAAAAACACAGTCGATGAAAAATGGGTTGATCAAGCTACAAAAAATTTAAATCTTGAAAACACACAAATTCTAAAATATTCTATTAAATGATCGTAAATCCTAAAATTCTAACCATCCTAGAAGAGAATGAAATTAGTAGAGATGATGGTATTACTTATCTGATTGCATTATATAACAATTTAAATCCTAGTTATATACCAGAGGAGTTAAAAAGAAAAATATATGCAAATGGGATTATCAACAGAGGAGATAGTAAGGGTACTATTACATGGATAGTACCCTTATTTAAAGATGATGATAGTAATAATTGGGAATGGGTAACTACTAAATTCAGAACCATGTTTTCACAATTAAGAGGAGATGGTGGTGGTAATAAAAAATCATGCATTGAAAAAATGCAATTGTTTTTTAAAAATAATCCAAATACAAAAATTGAAGATGTTTTATCATCAGCAGCAATGTATCTTGAACAATTTAAAAATGGAAAGCAAAATGTTCAATATATGCAAAGAGCAGATTATTTTATATTAAAAACACAAAGAGGAGCAGGAGGAATAACACATGAAAGTAGGTTAGAAGAATATTTAGAAATCGTAAAAAAGCAAAAAGAAAAAGCAGAATTACAAACTAAATACATAATGAAATGAAAAGAATATTTTATGTTCAAAATGAAGATTGGCTTGATACTAGTATGGAAAAAGATCAAGCAATTAAAAACTGTAAGCAATTACAAATATTTGACACAGAAGAATTTTTGTGTTATATGCATGATAAATTAGTAAATGGTAGACAATTAACAGGTCTTGCAAGAGTAATTGACACATCAGAAGATGAAATTGAAATGATCAGAAAACGAATAAAAGGTACAAATTATACAGGATTAAATTCAGACATTACATTTAAAAAAGAATTAGTTCAAGAAGAAAATACTACACAACAAGTAGAAAATGAATTAAACCATTCTGATTTTGAACAATTAATGTCAGAATTAAATAATGCAACAGAACAAACTCTAACAGAAGACAGACCTGAATCACAAGAAGAGCAATTAGGATGAGTAATTTCAAAAAAACATTTTTAGATGGAACAAAAGGAAAAAATGCTGGATTACCTACTGGATTAGATGTTCTTGACAGGGCAATTGACAGGGTACAAAAAGGAAGCATATACGGTATAGCAGGAAGTCCTAAAACAGGAAAATCAACATTTACTGATTTCTGCTTCATGATTAATCCTTATTTACATGTAATTGAAAATAATCTGGATGTTGACTTTATCTATTATTCACTTGAAATGTCAAGAATAAAAATAGAGTATAAAACAGCAGCTTTTTTCTTTTTTAAAGATTATGGTATTGCTGATTTTCAATATGATAAAGGAACACTCAGAGGTACTCACAGGGTTCCAATATCATCAAGATATTTATTACATAGGTTAAGAGATGATAATAATGATGTAATAAAAGTAATACCAGAACACGTAAAAATTTTGCAAGAAATATATACCAAAAGAATTATTCCTATGTTTGGTAAATATGACGAGCATGGTAGAAAACTTGCAAAAGGTAAGATAGAAGTCATTGAAGACAGAAATGACTCTAATCCTACTGGAATAAGAAATTACATACTAAATTATGCAGCGAAAAACGGAGATTTTGTTTATGAACCTTATGAAACTATTGTAGAAGGTAAAGCACAGAAAAAGCAAAGAATGATTGGTTATCAGCCTAAAAATACTGAAAAAATAACTATTATCATTCTTGATCATTTGAGAAAAATGAAATTGGAAAGAGGATTTACCCTAAAACAAAACATTGATAAAATGCTCGAATATCAGGTAATGTTAAGAAACTTATGTAGATTTGTATTTGTTGATATTATACATCTTAACAGAAATATATCTGATATTGCAAGAATAAAGTTCAATAATGAATATCTGTTTCCTAACGACAGTGATCTGAAAGACTCAGGAAATCTTTCAGAAGAAGCTGACTACTTAATTACAATGTTTAATCCTCATGATGAAAGATACAATATATCTCGTCATTTTCAATTAGACATAAAAGATTATCCAAATTATAGAAGTGTTCATTTAGTGCAGTCAAGAGATACAGAATGTCCAATACATATGCAACTAAATGCCTTTTTTAATATTGGATATTTTGAATCACTTTAAAACTATAAAATGTCAAAAATATTAGTACTAGCAGAAAGTGGAATGGGTAAAAGTACATCATTGGGTAATGTACCAGAACTCAATATTGAGGGATTAGACCCTAAAGAAACTTTTATTATTGCATGTGCAAATAAAGGATTACCATTTGCAGGATGGATGAATAATTACAAAAAAGGTAAAGAACCCATGGATGGTAATTACTGGTACACAAATGATGCCAATACTGTTGCAACTGGTATTAAAGTACTTGCAAAAAGTGAAAGAATAAGAAACATTGTAGTTGATGATACTAATTATCTTATGCAAGATTATTATATGAACAATGCAATGAAATCAGGATATGATGTTTTTAAAAAGATAGGATTGTTTATGGGAGCAATATTCGATGCTATAAACTTAGTTCCTATTGAAAAACATTTCATCATGATGGCTCACTTTGAAGAATACAATATTGATAATGCTGGTAAACTTTCTTTCAGAATGAAAACTGTAGGAAAGATGACAAATCAATACATTACACCAGAAGGAAAATTTGAAATTGTACTCTTTGGTACTCAAAGATTTAACGATCAGGAGAAAACAGTTGAAAAAGTATTTGTAACAAACTATGACGGTGATTATCCTGCAAAAAGTCCAATAGGAATGTTTAATGACCTTTATATTCCAAATGACATGGGATATGTAATAAAACACATAGATGCATATAATACAGGAGTCCAAGTAATAACATAAAACAATAAAAAAATGGCAAAACAAATCACAACAAGTCAGATACTTACTGACTTACAAAATGGAATGACAAGAAAACAGATCAAGGAAAAATATGGCCTTTCACTCAGGGAACAAAGAGTATTGTTTTCACATCCTAAACTGAAAAATAAAAAGACCATTAAAGGTCTGAGTTTTGAATTGGTTGATGATGTCAACTCAGTTGAAGAAGAAGTCGACAACAATGCTGGTGAAGACATTGAAATCACTGAAGATGATCCTGAACCTGCTGAAGAAGAGAATAACCTTGATCCTGAGCTGTAATAACAGCATGTAAAAAATTCAATAACCACTAAAAGTTACAAAATGAGTAAAGAAGAAACACAAACCTACGGATATACCGATGACAATCAAGAAATAGCCCCAGGATTACAATTTGGATTAAATGCTGGTGTTGCATATCTGACAAAATTTGAATTTAATCCTAATGGTGGAAAAGATGGTGCAGCACAAGAATGTCTTGATATTATCTTTACTGTAAATGGTAAGGAAATCAGCTACAGAAAATTTCCTGTAACAAAAGCCTTTGATGCACAAGGGAATGAAGTTAATGACCCAAAACATCCAAAGATGATTGAAGCATTGAGAGATTTTAACAGTATTATTACTCACATACTCCATGCTTATGTTGAAAAAGATGCTATTAAAACAGCAATGCAAGTACCAATCAAAAGTTTTAAACAATTCTGTGATATTGCAAAAAGCATTCTCCCAAAAGGGTTTGAGACTGAAAAGATGGACATATTTGCTCAGTGGCAATGGCAAATTACAGGAGATAATAACAAAACATATCTGAGACTTCCACAAAACATGAAGCAAGGAAAATGGTTATGTAAATCAATTGAGCCTGTTGAAGTATGGACAGAAATACACAATCCAACTAACAAAACAAAAGCTTTATTTTACAAAGATGGTGCTGGTAATGTACATCCTTTTACAAGGACTCAATGGTTTATGGAATCAAATTTTGCTAAACAGCAAGTTGAAGAAGATACAATTCCTACAGGTGAGGGATTTAAAGAATCAGAAACATCAGAAACATCAGAAACTTGGACTGAGGAAGAATCGTAATGAACTATGGTTTTTGTGAATTTATACCATTAACATTAGAACAAATACTATTAAGAGTATCTCAAGAGGATATTTTTAGCATGGTATTAAAACCAGTAGAAGGAGAATTTTTCCTTTCACCATTAAGGAAGAATGATTCTTCTGCTGGTTGTTACTTTGAAAGGTATAATGGAAAATTATATTTTGTGGATTTTGGATTTTCAAATTCACCAATGGATTGTTTTAATTTTATTAGTGCATATTATGGTACAAATTTTAAAGAAACATTGGAATTGATAAATAAGCATTTTACACTTGGACTCGGCTATTCATCAACAAATGTTAAACCAGTTATTGCACAAAATAATATTATTACAAAAAACAAGGAGAAGAATACACAAATTATATTTCATCCAAGAAACTATATCAAAGAAGATGGTAAATACTGGTCTCAATATAATATTAAAAAATCTCAATTAATTGAAGATCATGTGTATGCTGTAAGATGGTATAAACTAACAAAAAATCAAAATTCATTTACTGTCAGACCAAGAAAACCTTCATATGCTCTTTTTGAATTTAATCCTAGGGTGAAAATTTATTGTCCTACAACAGTAAATTATAACAATAAGTGGATAACAAATTGTAACAAAAATGATATAGGAAATATCAGGAATATTTCTTCTAGAGGAACTAATTTGCTTATTACCAAAAGCTATAAAGACTGTAGAGTAATTAGAAACTTAGGTAAAAAAGATGTTATTTGGTTCCAAAATGAAGGAATATTACCTGATATACCTATTATTATATCATTATCAAAAAGATTTGAAAATATATCAATAATGTTTGATAATGATGATGCTGGAAAAAAAGCTGTTGAAAGAGTTGTAGCAGCTTTTAATAGTTACAATCCAAATAAGGCTAAAGGATTTATTACACCTCATTTTAATGATCCTGCAGAAATTCAAAAAAACATAGGTGAAAAACCATTGATTGAATTTTTCAAAAAAAATAATATATTATGAAGCTAGTAGACATCATTCATGACAGTTGGACTGAGCTATTCGCAGAAATAAAAATGCTTCCAGAATGGATAAAAATCAATAAATTAAATCCCGACAATTTTTATCCATTATCAAAAGATGTATTTAATGTTTTTAGGATGCCAGTAAATCAAATAAGAGTAGTAATACTAGGACAAGACCCTTATCCTCAAGAAGGACAAGCCATAGGATATGCCTTTGCTGTAAGTCATGATACAAAAAAACCATTCTCCTTAAAAGTTATTGAAAAGGAAATTGGACATCCAATTGACAAAACATTACAGGATTGGGTAAATCAAGGTGTGTTTCTACTTAATACAGCACTAACTGTTGAAAAGAAAAATGCTGGTAGTCATACATCATTATGGAAACCTATCACCACAAAAATTATATCCTATATTGCAACAAATAATCCTTGTATTTGGATGTTATGGGGAAAATATGCACAAACATTTATCCCAATAATAGAAAAAGAAGGAAATACAATTCTAACAGCACCACATCCTGCTGCAGAGGCATATGGAAATATTGTCAAATTTACAGGATGTAGGCATTTCATTAAAGTAAATGAACTTTTAAAAGAAAATAACAAATTATTAATTAACTGGTAAAAAATGAGAACAATCACAATTTATTCAACATCAGGACAAGATGGTAAAATCATCAGTAGCAATGCTAAAACATGGGGAGAACTCCAAGGTGTACTTACTGAAAATGGAGTAAGTCACAAGAACATGAAAGCTGTTATTGGTGAAAACAGACATACACTTGAAGTTGCAAATGCTGAACTTCCAAGTGACAAATTTACACTTTTTTTGATGCCTATCAAGGTAAAAAGTGGAATGGATGTCGACAAAATGAGCTACAAGGATTTGAGAAGTGCAATTAAAGAAACTATTGCTGAAAACAAAGAAGCTGCTGAGCACTTCAATAAAGACAAAAATTACACAAACAAATCCACAGATGAAATGAAAAATTTGCTCAAAGCATGGCTCAACAAAATGACTGGTAAATCAGAAACCAAAAAGTCAGAAGAAAAGCCAAAGAAAACTGAAAAACCTAAAAAGGTCAAAGAAGAAGTAACTGAGGAAGTAACTGAAGAGGTTATTGACGAAGTTATTGAAAAAGCTGTTGAAAAAACAACAGCAGAGCCAATTGACCTTGAACCAATCAAAACTGCAATATCATTCTTAAATGATGCAGAAAAATTACTCAATGATTTCATAGCAAAACATCCCGGTGAACCAGCAATCCAAGAATCAGCAATTATTACTGCTGAACAAAAGAAGAAACTCAAAGATGATGCTGAAAGAATCAAAAGAGAGTTTGGTCTGTAAAAAATAATTTCATTCATAATAAAGGGGGAGATACTGCATTTCCCCTTTTTTAATTTTTAAATATTATGTATGTATATGAATTTATTAAAAAAATAAACAAGGAAAATATAATCAACAGACAAACCATTGAATATTTATATTTGAAAAATAGATGTGAAAAAAGTATGGCTGATGATTGGGAAACAATATTTAATATTGCAAGTAAAGTATTTGATGATAATCAATTTGAAATTCAATTATATTCACATAATTGTAAGAATAATGATTTACATGATGCTTATGAATACATAGTATATGAATATCATATGAAATTTCACATACAGTTTTCATTAAGACTAATCATTAAATATGATAACATCACTATAACAAATACAAATAATGATAAAAATGAAATAAAAGACCTATATGTAATAATAAATTTTGAACATAAAAACGGACTTTCAATTCAAAAAATAAAAGGAATAAGAACAACATTTAGTAATGGAGAATTTGTAAATGGTTATATACACAGTCATTTACCAGTACAAAGTTTATCAATTATACAAACATTATTTTCTGCTAATTTTTGTATTGGTAATGACGAACTTTCAACATTAGTAAACAAGTTGAAAATTCCAAATTTATTTAGTAATGAATTGCTTACATTACTTTTACTTCAAATTGAACCTTACTTATCATGGGAATCACTTGAAGGAGTTCCATATATAAAAATTGAGACTATAAAAGATTATGGAAACGAAGTAATATTGAATTCTATAAATGAAAGAAATATACAACTTAAATGTATAGATTTATTTAAATTTACTTTAATCTCAGATGAAAACATCAATTTTGAATTTTCTTATGAAAAAATGAGATATGAAATTATAGAAGATGAATATCTTATTAATTTTTTAAGCTATCATTTTTCTGATTATTCATACTTAGAAAGTAAAGGTAAATACTATGACATTAATGTAATAACCAACGACAAAACATATACTCATAAATATGAAATAATGTTTAACAATAAAGAATTGCAAACAATTGTATATGGAAAATTGATAGAAAATCCAGTATTAACTATACATCCATTAGTAAAAACTATTATTATTGAAACATTAAACGGAATATTAAATTTTAAAATGCTTGAATATTATGCAACAAAAAAATCTAAAAATAATCCCTCTTGAAAGTCAGGTAAAAGTTTCTATAACCAAGAGATTTTCAGAACAAGTAAAATATCTTGTTTCAAAAGTTCCACAAAAAGAATGGTCAGGTATATTATTTTACACCGTTGATGGTGATATAGATAAACCTAAAAATATGTTAATAGTATTACAATATATCTTTTTAATGGATATAGGAACAGGTGCAGCAACAGACTATAAACTGGATAAATCTATTGTTGAATTCAGAATGAATAATCCTGACTCACTGAGTTGGAAAATGGGACATATTCATAGCCACAATCTGATGAGTGTATTCTTTTCAGGTACAGACTTAGATGAGCTTGTAGAAAATGCTGAACATCATAATTTTTATCTTTCAGTAATTGTAAATACATTTCTGGAAATGAAAGGTAAAATTGCATTTACGATAGAACCAATGTCTACAATCAAAGCAAGAAAGGGTAATGGTGAATATTACAACCTTAAAATAAAAAACCAAATACTAAGTGTATGTACTTATGACTGCAAGTTTGTCGCTGATATTCAACATGAAGTTGGATCACAATTCTCAGATAGATATGAAAAAATAAATAAAAAGACAAAAGTTGTTGCAGTACAAACATCTCACAATAATGTAATAGGTTTTGGAAAAAATTCTTCGGTATCTGATGAATTTGTATTTCCAAAAAATCAAAACAAAAAAATTACAAGTAAAGATTCAGATAAACTTAATATTGATGACTTTATATGTTATAATCTGGAAGCAGAAAGTATTATGGAAATTGATGCTATGGTTCATACAGCAGATCAAGCATTTTCAATATTACAAAATCATGATAATAGAGAAGAAGCCATTCAATTAATGACTCTAGCTGTTAACAATCTTGCAGAAGACATATTAAATTACTATGTTCCTGGAGAACCAATTGACCCAATTGAAGTAATAAATGAATATTTAAAAGCACTTAAATCCATAAAATACCCAATAGTAAAAATAATGGAAAAGTTGATTAATGATTTTGTAAAAGCTAACTTTAAAACGAAAAAGTATGTACAATGATAGATTTAAAGATGCAATATGGTATCCATATTTAAAAGGAAAAAAGATTATTGTGGGTGGTGCAGGTGGAATTTCATCATGGCTTACATTACTTCTTTCGAGAATAGGAATAGTATGTATAGTATTTGATGATGATATTTTTGAAGAACACAATGTTGGTGGACAATTTGTTAGATGGTCACAAGTAGGTGATAGAAAAATAGTAGCATTAAAAAACAATGTTTCTGATTTTTCAAAAATTAATATACAAGGAGTAAATGCCAAGTATGATACAACATCAATAACATCTTCTATTATGTTATCAGGATTTGATAATATGGAAGCAAGAAGAATAATGTATCATAGATGGAAAGAAAATAATCAAAATGATCAAAATGCATTATTAATTGATGGAAGATTACTTTTTGAGCAAATTCAAATATTTTGTGTTACTACTGATCCTGAAATAATGAAACGCTATGAGGAAAATTTCTTATTTGGTGATGAAGATGTTGAAAATCTAAGTTGCACAACAACACAAACATCACATACAGCAGCAATGATAGCAAGCTTAATGACAGCATTTTTAACAAATCATGCAGCTAATATCATAACAGGAGAAAAATATCGTACTGTACCATTTTACTATGAATATTTTGTACCATTATTAAAAACTGATATTGTACTATGATAAATTACATACAATTTAATCCCATACAATTTAATCCCATAAAATATCATTATGATGTTGGTAATATCTGCTGTTCAAGTGATAATGAATTAATACCATTATATGCATTAAATGAAGGAATGGTAATAAATGAAAAGTTATATTATTCATCTAAAATAATAGCTAATTCTATAAGAACATCAACAAAAAAAATATCAGCATTAAGGAATTATAATGATAAATGGTGTAGTCCAACCACAATTTTTTATTCACCGGACAATATTACAATTCAATATGGATATGGATATATATCAGTTAATAATGAAATAGTTTTACTTGCAGCAATAAACTCATCATCAATAATAATGGCAAAATTATTGTCAGGTGAAAATTTTTTCATTAGTTCTGACCATATTAAAATACTAGTTAATAGTGAAATTTTCGAATATAAAAAATTAACTAGTTGGATAATAAATAAAGGTTTGCTTTATGATGTTAGAAATTATTATGATGTAATTATGACAAATAAAATTCAAAATTATTGCTTTATTCCATATCAGTTTAAAATAAAAATTAAAACTGTAAATGATTTGGAAATGATAAACCAAAGAATAAAGAATAATCTAATGGAAATAAGTCTCACAAACAGTTAATATAATAATTTTAATACATGAGTAATGCTAAAAATAGAACTCTTGGACATAATGCTGAAAGGTACTATGCCCAAGAATTTAGAAATTTAGGATTTAAAAGATGCATTACATCAAGACAAGGAAGCAGATTATATGATTCCTGTAAAGTAGATTTAATGAATATTCCATTTTATGTGCAAGCAAAAGCTGGAATACAAAGAGGTCTTAATCCTATTAAAATACTAAAAGAAATGAATGATGCATTAAAGGAATTTATTCCAGATCATCCAGACTACCCTAAAATCATCATACACAAGAAAAAAGTAGGAAGTGGAAATAAAAGAAATGAGTATGATGAAATTGTTACAATGACATTTCAAGACTTTAAAAAATTAATATCACATGATAATCAGAACAAACAAACAAGAGATTGAAAATTATTTCAATGATGAAGATCATATTAATCAGAGTCTTCTAAAAAAACTTTCTGGTGGAGTAGATTACTTTAACAAAGAAAGAGAAAAACAAGCACATTATGATGAAGTAACCAGCTTTGTTATTGGAAGTGCTGTGGATACAATGTTAACACAAGGAGAAGAAATCTTTAATGAACAGTTTTATGTATCAATGCTTGATGTAAAACCATCTCCAACAGTAATGTCAATTATCAAACAAATTGCTGATACATTGATTGAAACAAGATCAGAAGAAGATATTGCACTTATGCCGGGAAACCTGTCATTATTTCCTGAACTAATTTGTTCAGCTTGTAGAAACCATAACTGGAATCCTAAATATGGTGATGAGGCATTAATAAGAAACATTCTTGAGCAAGGTAATAACTATTTTGATGAAACCATAAAATCTATCGGTAAACAGATAATTTCACTGGAAGAAAAAGTTATTATTGATAATATTGTAAAATCACTTAAAACTCATGATGAAACAAAAGATTTCTTTGAAAATGTAGAAGAAAACTTTTATGTGATTTATCAAAAGCCTGTTTATGCAATGATTAACAATGTAAAATGCAAGGCATTACCAGATATAATTGTTATTGATGCTGTTGGAAATCTTACAATATTTGACATTAAAACAATGGAAGAACCTGTAATAAAATTTCCAGAACAGGCAAAAAGATTCAGGTATGACATACAAGCAGCATTTTATCTTGCAGTAATTAACAGACATTTGGAAAATAACAACTGGAAATTAACCATTAATATTGGTGAAGATAGTGAACCAATGAGTATTAGTGTTGGTGCAATTAAAGGTTTTGGATTTATTGTTGAAAGTAAAAGCTTTACTGGTAATCCAGTTATTTATCATGCCAATCAATCATTTTTAAATATGGGTAAATATGGAAGAGAATATCTAATGTTTAAAAATCAAGATAATGAACTAACAGGAACACTATCATTTTCTCCAGTACAAGGATTTTTATATCTTCTTGACCTATATCAATGGCATCTTAATAATGGATTTGACATTGACAGAATTATAAAAGAAAATAATAACAATCTTAATCTTGAATGGGGAATCAATATGATATGAAAATAGAGATTGGAAAATTTTACATGAATAAGACAAGGGAATATTTACTCCCTTGTCTTTGTGACCATGGAAAAACACTAATGAAGGCTATAAATGGCCTGAAAAAACTAGCTGTAGGAACAGGAGATCAATTTATTACTGGCAGTGTTCATAAAAATCATATTTTTTTACTTGTAGATATTGATTGTAAAAATTTTACTCAAATACTTAAATGGATTAAAACACAATCATTTTATGTAAATGATTATCCATTTGATGATATACTATCTGGCTATCAACACATGATTGTTCTGCAAATACCAGAAAATTATGAAGATGCAAAACCAGAGTTTGTTGAAGGAAAGTATAGTAAAATGTACACTCAAGAGCAAATAAACCATGTATTTAATAATAGATACATGGATGTACTAGTAAGAGACAAAGAGAAATTAATTAGTTTTATTAGTACAGTTAACAAAATGTATGATGTTCGTATTGATTATAGAACATGGCAAGGAGAAGTTGAATTTCCACCTGTAAAAGAAGAAGAAATTTTTAATTTTAAAAAACAATGAAGAAGACGAAGATTAAAGAACTTATGCTTAATGAAGGACTAACAATCACTGATGTCATTGACTGTGCAATAGAAGTTAATGGCATCATTGGTGTTGGTCTAATTACTCTAGGTGAAAAGTTAAATGATTATTGTACTAAAAAATTACAATCTGAAATAACAGTAAGAAAAAGAAGAAACTTTTTGTCTCCTGATAAAAAAGTTGCTAGAAATTCTTATGGAGAATACTTTTCAATTGGTGATACTGTTATACATGATGATAAGATTGCCAGAGAAGCTATTATAGCCAGCTTTGAATTTGATATTGAAAATAATGAAGTCAAAGCTAATACAAATGAAGGTTGGTCACATATTGATTTTATATCAATTAAAAAATATATTTTATGAGTGCTGAAAAAACAATGTGGGTACATCCATTACATTTTAAAAGTGAAGTAAAAGTAGATATTGATCATGTTATTGAAAAATTAATTGATGCAATGGAACATGATCATGAAATTTACTATATGAAAGCTACAGATTTACTTCGTAAAAAGCTTACCGAAAATCCCCTAAGAGAAATTCTAAAATTCAAAACACTGGAAGAAGAACAAATGCTAGAAGAATTTCTTACATTCATTGAAAATAAAAGAAAAGGACTAAATTGTGAACTTAAACTAAAATCATGAACAATTTAAAAGCAAAATTAGTACCTGCTATAATTATTCATCAACAATTATTATTAGATTTTCCATTATGGACATTTGATAATAATAATCGTGGAGATAACAGTATAAGATTTTATGAAGATGCAATGAAAATTGCTATTGGATATAAGTATGCAAATTCACATAAATTGTTAAAGATAACTTATGGTGGACATTTATTTGCTTTCATGGTAAGTTATCATACACAAGAGAGGCCAGAGAAATTTTATTATTGGGATATTACTGTATGGAATGAAACTGGTGGTACAACATTAGGAAACTTTAAAATAAAGTCTATCAACAAAGAAACTGACAAGCTTGAATATAAAGACCTTGAAGTAATTATTGATGTTTGCAGAAAATATGTGCAAGGTGTTGTTAAATGTAGTGCATGTAAAACTGAAATAAAAAAAGAAGAAATAGCAGGAAGATACTTTGCTGGTATTTATTGTAAAACTTGTTGGGAAACCAAATACAAAGCTATAGAAGCAAGAGAAACCTACAATTAAAGTTATGAATAATAAAGAAAAAGTAGAATTACTAGAAAAGATACTCAAATTTACTCAAGAAGGTTATGCTGGAATATTATCTAATGGTAATATTGTTGATAGAAGAGAACATCCAGAAGCTATTCCTATACCAACAAATGTATCATTAAATGTTAGTGATGTAAAACCAGTAACTATTTTTATTGACTTTAAAATTACTGCATGGGAACGAGTAAGAGTAACTAGTACAAGAGCACACACAATTATTGACAAAATTAAATCAGGTGAATTGTACAGTTCTGCTCAACTAACAAATGTATATGATGAACCAGAAAGTACTTTTACAGGAATTATTTCAGAAACAGAAGAACAATTAACTGTTGATAAAAATGATGGAAAAAGTACAATTGAAATTTTAAATGAATCACAAATGAATACAGTTTACAAAAATGGAAAATGATTTATACATTGCAATAGGAGTAGCTTTGATAATTATTACATTTGCTATTCTAATAAGAACAATAATAAAAAACAAGAAATGATACTATGTAAAAACAATGACTGTGTTATTGCTAATGCATGTCTAAGAAATCAAGAGTATTTAAAATACACTGAGAAGGGAAAATCAGAATATGAAATACCAGAAGAAGGTATCCAAATTGCTCTTTTTGAATCAACAGATGAGGGAGAATGCAACTACTATATCGAACATATTGAATGAAAAACCACTAACAGGAATAACTATACCAAAAGAACTAATAGCTACTCCTACCATTTACATGACATTCAATGAAATAGTAGAAACAATTACTGTAAAAGAATTTTCAGAAATTATTGAATTCAAAAATATATTAGGAAATGATAAACGAAGAACAGAAAAAAGATTTTGTTTACGTGATACAGAACTATCTTATGAACTAGTAATCAGAATTATAGACTATTTTAGTTAGGCATCATATATACAATATTAACTATGTCAGCATGATATTTATCACGAAAAATTTGCTCTTCTTCAATTAATTGTTTATATTTGCACAGTTTATCATGATTAAATGTTTTCCATTGACCATTACGAACATGAACTCTGATAATTCTTACAACTTGATCTGATAAAATATTCATTAAAAACTGATTTAAGGGTTAAAAACTAAGTGCCTGTTACGAGCAGGCACTTTTTTTATTTATTGTTGTTAATAAAGTTTTGTATTTGTTGATTGGCTAATGATTGTGGTAATTCACCTTTATCAACTTTTCTTTTTACGTCAGCTATATATTGAGCTACTGTAGGATGATTTTGATTTTTCATTCTATTAATATACTCATCACTATATCCTTGTCTTTTTAATTTTCTTTTAAGCTTTGCTCTTTTATTTTCAATATTTCTGTCAGCTTTTTGTCTATCTGTTGAAAATGTTACATCAAAGAAATCATTAGCTGTATAATCTATTTGATGTGGCATTGCAACATCTAATAAATATCCGGGATCATCACTTATTTTTTTCCTAACAGAACTATCAAATATGGGAGACAAATGATTAATACTCAATATAGAAGGTACAAGTGTTTTATCGGCTAGTCTTAATAACCTACTTTCACCTGTATATTCACCACTCATTATAATATCCTCACCTTCGAGAAACTTATTCACAGCAGGAAGAAATCCACCTACTTTATCAAGATACATTAAAAATGATCCATCTCTAAAGTTCTGAATAATCTTTAATGGATTAAGATAAAATGCTGTTTCTGCAATAATTCTTGTGAATGTATTATCAAGAAAGTTTTTGATTTTCATTCTTCTTTCACATGATATTGTTTTCTCATCACAATTTAATGCTGCAACAACAGCCATTTTCATCATAATAGCATTAAGTACAACCGCAATCTCTGTTAATATAAATTGCATAGCTTTTGCATCTTCTAGTTTTAAACCAAAATCTTTCTCTATATTAGGTTTAAGTAATTCTTTCCTAGATTTAATATTGATTGGTAATGATCTTAATATAAGATTTGTAGGAATTCCTAAAGTTTTCATTGTTAATGCTTTCATTGTCATTACCAATTCCATTGCATAATTTATATCTGGTTTTACAGAAATATTTTTTGCAAATCTTCTAACAATTGTTGCTGCAATAAGAGTACCAATAGTTGCACCTGCTACCATTGGTAAATTTGTAGCTACAAAAGCAGTAGTGACTACACCAGCCAACATTGCTAATGTAAAAGGATTATGTCTTCTATATATTGGTCTTTTTCTATTAGTACCAGAAGCTAAATTCTTACCTTTTCCATATCTTGTCCACAATACCATAGGTAGCCATGTTTGAAATATCATAGCTGTTTTTCCTATTCTACCTGACTTTACCATCATTCCGCCAATAGGTGAATAATCTCCTTGTACTTTTCTGATAGCTGATGATGCTGAAATATGAAATGTTTTAAACTGATCACCATTCATATTTTCCCAATTCTCAATGTTTTCAGGTTTGGCAAATTCAGCTTTTAATTTTAATTTTCCACTAGTATGTTCATAACAAGTAAACTTATTACCATCAAATACTTTATGTTTATTTCCGTGAATGTCTTCAATTTCAGCATCCATTAATACTGAAAGAATGTTTGCAGTCTGGTTTCTCCATTCTACTGCTGTAACAGAAATATAATAAGGTTTTAATATGTTTTTTGCTCCACCGCCAAATTCTTTTTTTCCTAAATTTGTTGATGCCTTTTGTTTTTCATTTCTCATATCATTAATGATATAAGATTTGTTAATAAACAATTGTGCAATTTCTATTTGTTTAGCATGTTCTTTCCATCCCGGAAAAAGTTTTCCACCTGTCTTGTAAAGATTTTTTCTACCTTTACCTAGTACAAAGTTAAATGCTGCTTGAAAATTACCCGGTGTCCAGTGATCACCTAACTGATCAATAAACATACTTTGTAAATAACCATAAGTATAGTTAAACATACTTGATCGTATATTATAAGTCAAACCATTGAAAACGATAAGTGAATTAATAACATTCCAAATACTATTTACATTGATATGACTACCAAGCTTTTCAATTTCTTCATTATACTTATCTATTTCTTGTTGTGATGATGATCTTTTAATCATTCTCAACAACCTTGCCCTTTCTTTTTTTTCTTCTGTGCTTAGCACTAATATTCCTTTTTGTGGATTCTCTCTTACTCTATATCCTCTGATCACTCGATCAAACCACTCATTCATTCTTTTTTCTGCTCTTACTCTTTTTGAGCCTGATTTTGTTTTAATTTGATTATATAAATTTTTCAACCCTCCTAGCATAGGAATAATCTCATTTGCTGCATCATAATGTGCAGCTTGAGCTAAATAATACTTTAATACTTTAGGAAGATTAAGAGTTTCTTTTAACATTTCTTGTCTTCCTACTTCTGCTCTTATTGCACGTACAATATATATATCAGTAGCATAAGGTGTAATTCCACGATTTACAGCACTAATAACCATTGATCTTGTAGCTTTTACATTAAAAAGTCTTGCAAGATACTCTATCATTTCTGGACTTGCTGTATTTAAGTCCACCATTGTTGTATTATTAAGCTTTAAATTTAATATTGATGATGCTTCTTCTGTTTCTTTCTCAACTCTTGATGATATTCTATCTGTTACACTTTTAAATTTACTGTCATTAACTTTGTTTTGATCATTTTCTTTTGCAAGTAAATCTTCATCGAAATCATTATTTTTTGTTGAGAATGTATTATGCAATGCATTATATGTGATTTCTTTAATTCCTGCTAATGAGACTAATTTTGATTTTTGACCTATTCTTTTATCAATGACAGCTTCTAATATTCCCTGATTCATTGAAAGAATACTTGTTGCATACTTAGCTTTAAAAGGTACAGATTCATTTATGTTTCTTACAGCTTCACGCATAACACCCCAAAACTGTAATAACAATGGGTTATTTTCAATAACAGAAAAATCATCATTATACATTCTCTGTAATCCTTTCTTTGGAATATACATACTAAATTCCAATGTAACAGAATATGTATTACCACTATTACCTGTTACCATACCATCTTTATTTGCAAATAAAGCACGTAATGGTGATCTTGAAAATACTTCTCTTTCTAATTCATCTTTAACATTTTGATTAAAACTTCCATATTGCTTTATTAAATCATTACGAAACATGGCAACATAAGAATTATATTCATCCAGCTTTATTATTTGCTGTTCTACAATTTCATCAAATTTTGTTTGACCCATTTCTGATACAAGTTCATTAATATAAGCTTGTTCATCTGTTGTGTTTGCCCATGGAACTTTACTTCCTTTAAATGCTGTATGAGTACTAAATAATGAAGGTAATTTTGTTATATCAAATAATCTTCCTTTTTTATGTATCTCCTTATATTTTGCACTATTTACTTCATCATAAGTTTTACCTGATTTCCATGCCTGATCTACAGCAAAAGATATACTTGATACAAAATTGTACCAGTCTTGTGAAAACTTATCAATTAATGCAGGTGTTAAATTACCAAGATCATTTTTCTGATAAAATATACTATACAATGGTATCTTTCTTCCTGCTGTTAAAAAATCCCTTCTATATTCACCCATCTCAATGAGTAATCTGTTTACTCTAGGCAACAGATCATCAATATTTTCAATAATACCTTTAGCTACAGCAATCTTTTCCAGTAATTTCCTTTCAAAAAGTTCTTTTATGATCTGTGCTAAAATAGAATCATTACCAGTAAATGTAAAATCAACACTAAGAAAATATTCAGAAAAATAATCAATATCGTCAACTTTTTCAAAAAGTTGACTCATTGATATATCATCAGGATATAATTTAGCATAATTAGGATGATTGATTAATGTTTGGTAAGCTACATCTTTAAGTTTTTCAATATAAATATCATTGTATTCTTCGGCTTTTGTAGAAGCTTTAACTAATGCATTTTTTATATCATCAGGTGCATCAGCTAATGATATTCCTTCTGCTGCAAATAATGGATTTGAATTACCATCTCTATCCATTATCCCTACAGATATATAATAATCAATCATTCTTTTAGCTTCCAGAAGGGAGTCACCATCATTATTCTGTAATAGTTTTTCTATTCTTTCAAAATCACTTTTTACCATTTCAGAAAATGCAACAGAAAATAAACCATCACGTTTTACATTGTTAATTGTAGTTTTTAATGCTGTTATTCTAAATCGTAAATCATTAAGTTTATTTATTATTTCCTGATTTCTCTTTGATGCTTTTGCTTCTTTCCTTAATCTGTTTTGTGTATCTTCAAGTTGTTTTAGTTGTGCCTGTTTTTCAGCAAGAAACTCATCAAATGTATTAGGAAAAGAAAATGTTTGATTTGATACATTCAATGGCATATAATCTCTTGTATCATATTCTGTATATGGAATAACATTACCTTCATCATTTGTTTGCCAATTACCTTCAATTTGTCTGGTAAACATATCAGATTCATTCTGATCAATCATTCTTTGTCTTGCAAGTTCTGTTTCTAGTGTAAGCTGTTCTATAATTGTTTCAGGTTTAAAATTAACAAACATGGTAATACTTTTTGGATTTCTTGTATCCAATGTAGCTGTACCTTGTCCATATTGCTCATTAATTTTAAGAGCTTTACTTTTAGCTACCTCGTAATTTTGTTGCTCATCTTCAAATTCAAATCTGACTTCATTACGATGATCACCAGCCTTAATCTTTTTTCCAGTAATCATATTACCTATGGCCTCTTCAACCATTGCTCTATGAACACTTCCATATTCCAGTTTCTTAGGATGAACACTGTGAGAAACAGTGATCTTTTTAGGCATAAACTGATCAGTAAATTCTTTTAAAGTTGGCTCCTGTGCAATAAATCCTTTTTGATAAATCTGAGCTTTTAATAACATTGCAGTTTTTTTATTACCTACAATATCATAGATTTCTTTGAATAACACACTATCTTCACCAGAAGATGTTTTATTTAATGGATGTCCATTATTAAAATGCCATAACCATGAAGATACATTATTACCAAATATAGACTCAATTTCAAGAAACTGTTGTTTTTCTATTGGGTTTTTAAAATCAGGACATATCATAGGTTACACTTTTTTTGTTCAAATTTTTCTGGAAATGCTCTTGCAATGTTTTCGAGTAGCATAAAGTCAAATTCTGACTCTACAGAGGAAATATCATCCATACCTTCTTTATTGTCTTGAGAATCAGTATCTTTAATAATAGGTATGGTGGGTGCTCCTTCAATGTAAATATACATCTTTTTTCTTACTCTACTAACAGCAGTATAAATAAAAGTTGTAAGATGCAGTGGATCAGTATGTTTACCTGCCGAGAGAATATTTTGAGCATCTACAATAGGATAATCAATTCCACTTCCCTGAATTTTATAGTTATTAACAACATAACCATAATTGAATTTGTTTAATGCTCTCATGACAGTAAACATTTCATTGGCTCTAAGACTTCTGAATTGAGTAGTAGATTGTGCACCAGGGTTTTCCTTTTTTGCTCTTGCTTCTTCCCAATATTTATTAATCTCAGCTTTTGTTTCAGGTTTCATATATGGAACTTGAATAGTAATTAATCCATGTACAGGATTTTTTACAGTTACACTCATCCACAGTACATCAACATTAAACATTTTATTCTTACCAACATCAATTGATTGAGTTTCTTCTGTAGCAGATTGAATAATTAACTTATCATCATTTTCAATATTAAATGTTCTACCACCATAAGTATATTCATAACTTCCCTGATGTAGTATTAACTCATTTTTGTTATAATAATTTTGAGCACCTTCTTCACCAAATAATTTCTTTCTGATGTTATTAGTTAGCAGCATGCTTTCTGGCCTGTGAGCAGCATTGTAATTAATAATAACAGTATGATTTGGATTTGGTGTCTCACTACTTATATTTTCCTGATAATGTTCTACAAATGTATCAACCATTTGATTAGCATTATCCAGTTTCTTTAAGTTTTTACTATTAAAATTACCAGAAAGTAATAATCTTTTCAATGGAGGAACAATCTTTTTCCTATCTTCTGATTTGTAAATATCAAAGAATGCATCTCTGAATTGTTGATTATAATTCAAAATGTCTTTATCATCAACTCTTCTTACTTTTTCAAGTTCTGCAAAATTATCAGATTTAATAACTCTTTCCAATAATTCACTTATTTGATATTTATCAGTATTAATAGGTACAGTTTGTACAATATCACCCATCATAAATACTGTTGTTAATCTTCCAGTAAGCTGATATTTAAGCTTTATCATTTCCATTAAGTAAGTACCTAATGCAGGATCATAATGTACTGATTGACTTTCATAAGATGTGCCAGTCCAATCTCTTAACATCTCAGGAGATGATAATTTTCCATAACCTAATTGTGATGCTTCATCAATTACAATAATATCAGTATCAAAAAATGGAATTTGCATTGTACCTGCATTGTAAATTTTTGCAACTTCATGCATTGATAATGCATAAAATTCATTTTTACGCTGATCTTTTGATGGTTTCAAACCTAACAATGATTGTAAAGTACTAGCTGAGCCTGACTCCATATTTTCAGTAAGTACATTCTTTGCTTGATGTGTTGGTGCAACATAGGTTACTTTTCTTCCTTCAACATGCTGCTTCAAGATAACTTCTGTAGTGAATGTTTTACCAGTACCACCTTTACCACTCAGCAGAAACATGAAATTATTAATAATATCATCTTCCAGTATTCCTGATGATCTGGCATTCATAATATCATTGGTCTTTTCTTTCAACTTAGCAAACCATCTGTCAGCTTTCTGTGCAGCTTCTACTTGTTCACCCTGTAATGTTTTACCATTAGTTGTAGGGTTGGATGGATTTATTCCCATATCTGGTTCTTGAGTTTCCTCTTCTTGTTGTTCTGTGGATTTTACATCATCTCTAAATTCATATTCTCTAGGAAGAATAATATTATCAGTGATTTGACCTGAATATTGATGTATATTTTCAAATAATTGCTTTATTTCATTTATTGAATATCCAGCTAAACTACTACCTAACTTAGTAACATAAAATTTAAGTTCAGGATGTTCATGTGCAAAGTAAACAAAAGCTGTAAGTTCTTTCTTTATTTCATCAAGAGTAGAAGATTTTTCAATATCCCAATATTTTTTTGTTACTACAGCATAAGACTGTCCTTGTAATCCCCTAGATTGTCCTTGAATAGCACCAAATTTTTCTCTTGCAGTTTTAGCTGCACCTCTACCATGTGTAGGCTTACCACCTCTAGAATCTCCTTCATTACTACCAAATACAAATATTTCATTAGGTTTTAAAGAAGTTATATTATCAGGTGTGTATTCTCTAGTTTGAGTTTCTTGTTCTGTAGTTTCTTCTTTAAATGCTTCAACAATTACTTGACGAGTAAACTCTTGAATACCTGGCTGACTACCTTCTCTATGTCCAGCTACATTAAGAGTTTCAATACCATTACGTTTAATGAAATCTTTTAATTGTTGTGCAGCTTCTTTAACATCATGTGTAGTAATTACTAACACGGGTCTGTATCCATCATCCTTGGATTTATTATTTCCATATCCCCAAGTATGATTTTGTGCATATCCAATTGTTTTACCAGTACCCACACTATTTCCCCAAAGAACTGCCATTGTTCCATCAGAATCATCTACATTTTCCATTGTTCTTTGTGGATAATCTGCTGAATTTGTTTCTGATAATCCAAATTCTTTAGCAACATCAGGTCTGCTACCTTCTGCAGTTTTAAAACCTTTTGGCATTTTTCCACCAGTTTCAATACCTATTTCTTTTGCACCTAATAATGCACCCCTATCACCACCAGTTTGTGCACCAGAGATGATCTTCTTAGGTCTTGTAACCTCTTTCTTAACAGGTTTTAATTTCTGCCATACATCACTACCAAATTCCTTGATTATAAATTCCTTAATTGATCCACTGGTAAGTGCATTAAGTTCATCACCTACTACAGGAGAAAACTTCTTATCATTTAAGTTTGCTTTATTCATTTGTAATTTGCCATCAGGAGTTGTAACAAGTCTGTAAACAAATCCAGATGTAGCATCATGCAAGAATTCAATATAATTCATATCATCTGATTGCTGCTGTGCTAATAGACGATATTTCATTTCAGGTCTGGTTGGAGGTGTTGGATTTAAAATATCAACAAAAGGTTCATCTTCTTCACCCATAATAGGATAATAAGGTTCTTCTGTAAGTTCAGGTAATTCTTGTACAGGTGCATTTTCACTGGCTATAAAATCTAATGTAGCAATCTGAGCAGCTTTTAACATGTTTTCATCAGTGTTTACACCTAGTGAATTTAACAGATCATTAATGAATTCCCTAAACTTATCAAGTAATGATTTATCTTCACCTTCATATTGTAATTCAGCAAGCTTTTCTCTGAACTGAGTGTCTGTTGACATTAATTGTGCAACAAATTCTCCTACATTTACAAAAGGATATATTCTTCCTCTCTCATCTTCTGTAAGTATAGTACTATTGTTCATTTTATTTCTTACATCATTAACATTATTTCTGTTAACATTAAGTTTTGTTCTTGCTTGTAAAAATATTTTTTGAAGATTTACAATATATTGTGGAGGATTATCAACAATAAGATTACCTTCATCATCAAAATAATTATTAAGTTCTCTTGCTGTCAAACTGTGTATATATTCATGCAAAAACACAGAAGCAATCTTATCTTGATTATTGTTATTTCCTAATGACCATTTCTTACTTATAGGTGAAAGAATTTTAGTACTGATAGTGATAGTATGATTATTATGACTATAAACTCCTGCTGCATAAATATTTTCAACAGTTAGTTTAACATCATTATCATATTTTAATAATTCAGTAGCGAGCTTCTTTTCATATTCATTACCTTCTTTTGCTATCCTTTCCAGTACTGCTCTGGAATCACCATTTTCAATACCAAATGTATTTACATTTTTATTTGATAATCTTCTTCTTGATGGTTCAAGTTTGGTTAACATCTGAGGTTGAGCACGATCAGTAAGTATTGAATTAGGATTATACTTTTGAATATTGTATTCACTCATACCATGAGTACCAAGAGCATGAATTCTATAATAAACATTATCAGAACCAAGTAAAAATACCATGTAGTCACTTTTTTGTAAAGGTATAGCAATCATTGGTGATGAATTTTCCTTTTTAGATGCAAAACTGAATATTTCATCAACTGGTACAGCACTAAGTCCAGCATCTTTCAATGACATTGTAGGAAGTTCTTCTGGATTATGCTGATAATATTGAACAGTCATTTTACTCAAAATACCATCAATTGTTGTTCCTAATTCATTAGCAAATGTATTATCATCATTAATATCAAATTCTCTCATTGCGGATAATAAACCTGATGTTTCAAGATAACTTAATGGTATGTACTTTATAAATTCAATAGCTCCTTGAATACCACCACTGAGATAAGAATATGCAATGAGGTCTTTAGCTAATTGAGTTGTAGTATATACAGCTTCAATCTTATATACATGTTTTGATTCTCCTTGTGCAAATTTTGCTTCTATAGGATTTAATTGTGATTTACCAAGTTCATTGTTAATACTTACAGATTTACCTGAATGTATATTCAGATCATTCTGATTAATATTTCCAAGATATGTGATCTTATATCTTTGACCATTAATAATCTGAATTAATGGTTCACCTTGTACAAATTCTTCATTATGAGATTCTCTTATATCTAACTTCTTTTTTCCTGCAACAATTAATTCTGAACTGTTCTTTCCAAATGTCATTGGATTTTCAGCATGTTTTATTCCGGGATCAAATGATATATTATCAGGAAGTGGTCTTTCATTATAAAGTAAATCATAAAATGAATTATGTAAATACTCTTCATCAAAATCATTCTCTACTGTATTATCAAATATAATTCTTGATACATCTGCTATCTTATTAGGTTTAATGTCAAACTTCATTTTCTTAATAAGTTCATTTGCTATGATTTCAGGATTTTTATCATCAACAAGTTTCTGTAAATAACTTGCTAATGATGGTTTATCCTCAGTATCTTTAAAAAGCCTTCTCCTTTCTGTTGTTGAATTACCTGATATAACACCATAATCAGGATTTGAGAATAGCATTTTCTGTATTTCTTTAATAATCTTTCTTTTAAGTTCGATAATTTTAGCATCTCCCCATTTTGTAGTATCACTTTTTTGCAATCTCATTATCTCATCCATGATTTTGTTAATTACTGGATGTTCAAAAGGAAAGAATTGATTCCATGTATCATATCCAATTTGCACACTATTAACAATCATGTGACCAATTGCTGTTGTTGGTTTTATCATATATTCACCAAAATCAATGTAACCTTCTGCTCTAGCTATTGCAATAGGATTATCAGACTTTTCATCTCCAAATGTTTCTAAATCTTTTATATGGATAAAATCACCTATGAGTTTTTTAACATTAGCTATATGTATTTCATTATCATTCTGATTTGATACTAATTGAATGATTCTTTTAAATTTTGAATTAGTATCAAATATGCTTTTACCTAATCCTGCATTTGGGCCTCCACCAGTAATTCCAAGTATCTTTTGGATATTACCCATTTTTTTTGATGTAGCATTAAGATTAAGAAACAAGTTAAATACTGCAACCTGAACATCACTGGCGGTTTGTTTGAAAATATTATCATATAATGTTTGTGTATCTAAACTGGTTACAGTAACCTGTTTATCACTAACCTGATATTTTTCAAAAATTTTATTTATAATTTCTTCCTCACTAGCATATGCACCAGTTCTTGATTTTGCTTTCTTCATTTCCTGTACATATTCTTTTATGACAGGTTGTGATAAAATCAAATAAGATATTGATGCTGGTAATTGATTTCCATCTATGTCAATAATATCATTTCCTTTATCAAATCCCATTAATGATAATAAACAGTCAACATTAATTGTCATATCATTAACATGACAACGACCCATGATCTGTTCTTTTTCATTATCAGTAGCAGTATTTTGACGTTCAGCAAAAACTTCTGTAATGGTTCTTATACCGTTTAATAATATTGTAGAATTTCCACCAGCATTATCTATAACTTTTGATAATTCAGTTAATGATATTTTACCATCTCTAATTCTTTGTCTTAACTTTTCATCAGTTATTAATTTAAATATTTCATTTAACTGACCTGACTGAATGATAGATATATATCTTCCAAGATTACCATTAAATTCATGATTACCTATTTTTAATCTTAATGGTAATTTACCTTCATCAGTATTTACAATTAATGAAATAGGTGAATCTGATTGTTGAATAAGTGAATTTAATGTTACTGCATTAGAATATACACCAATACCCATTTTACCAGCACTTCCCAAATTCATTTTTTTTCTTTGGTATCTATCACTAAGTATAGTTGTAAATCCTTTATCTTCTTGTTCAAGCATACTTGCTTGTTGTTTAGCAAATTCCATTGATAGAACTGAATTAACTTTTCTTTCTATTTCAGGATTTTTACTTGATATTACAGCATTATGTATTCTGATTATTTGATTTTCGAGAAGCTTTCTTTTTAATGACTTTGCGTACTTTAAATCTTTAATACCTTTTTCTATGTCTTGCATGCTGTAATTTGATTTTTTATGGAGAAAGTTATCAAACTCTTCCATAATATCTTCTACATCATACATTTCTTCTTCATCTAACTCATCAAGAACAGAATTTTCTTCTTCCATTTCTTGAATTTTCTTTAGCATGTACTGATCTTTAGACACTGCTCTTTTTACTTGTCCTAACCATTCTTGACCACTACTGATAAAATCATCAAGATTTTCTAATGTGGTTAACTGTTCAATAGGTGCTATATTTCCTTGTTCATCAGTATAATGCCATAAATGATAACCATATTCTTTATCAATATCAAAGTCAAGTCCTTTCTGAGTAATAAGCTCTTTTGGTACAATCATCAAGTCACCTGATGTAACAGGAAGAAATCCTGCTATTGTAACAAAAGATGATGATACTAATGATGATGTAGGAATACGAAATGTAGGAATACTCAAAAGTTCATCAGCAATCTTTCCATCTTTTAATTTCCAGTTTCCATTTTCATCTTTTTCTATGTAAATATATCCATCTTCATTCTGTGCAAAAAGATCAATTAATTTACCAGTAGTATCTCTAAATCTTGATGGTAAAAATACTTGTGCATTACCATTTTCATCTTTTGGTTTTAATCCTTTACCATCATAGAATTTAGTATAGATAATATCAGATTTATTTGTAATATCTTCTTCTGATTTTTTCTCAAATCCTGTTTGACTACCAGCTACATAACTATATCCGGGTAATTTAAGTTTGATTAATCGTTTAGTAATTATAGAATTAAGTAATGATTCAAATCTCATACTATCAGAAGAAGACCATAATGGAGACACAAAAGTAAAATCTGTTATCATCCCAAAATCATCAACCTGAGCTTTGATGCTAAGAGAATCAATACTTTGTTGTGAATATCCTCTTTCTTTGGCCTCACGTTTTAAGATTTTAGAAATGGCTCTCATAAACTCTTCCTGATTGACAGGAATACCATTCTTATTTAATCCAAGTTCTTTAAAGAGATCATTCTTTATTGTATCTATGATTTGTTTAAATGTGTTATTATATACATTTAATAGTTCTCTACCTTTAACTGGATTACCATTAAATTCAATATCAAGTTCTGTTACTCCATCACCAAATAATAATTTCATTAACTGAGTACCCATTAATATTTTGTCTTCATTTTCATAAAGAAAATGTACAGGTACATCTTGCTGAACTTTAAAATTATCTCTAGGTATGATAATTGAACTACCTATTAAATCGTCAACAGAAAGATCAGGTTTGTAAATATCAACACCACTAACAGTAGCACCAACTTTAACACCTGTTTTGTAACATGCTCTTACAGATTTTCCTTCACGCAACTGAGTTTCTTCCATGACTTTCCTAAGATTGTCAAGGTTAGTATTTTCTGTAATTTGAGCACATAATGGAAAAGATGATGATTTAATATAGATCATTCTCTGATTTTTATTTTTCTCATCCATTATGCTTCCAGTAGCAACAGGTTTCATTGGTTGAAGAATAAGCCTAAAATCTTCATCATCAATCCTGTTGTTATCATTAAGTCCATCTTTCATTTGACTTAATGCTTTTTCTTTTACTCTGTTATATAACTCAGTACTTAATCTTCCTTTTCCATATAATACATCAATATGCTCTAGTAATGTTGTATATTCTTGTGCATCTGTTGAGTCAATTTTTTCAAAAGCTTTTAATTTTGGAAATAAACTTACAATTGCTTTTGTATCATTATTAGAAATCAGTTCTTTAACTTCATCAGTCAATGCATCTTTTCCATAAAAGGTTTTAATTAGGAATGAGAAATTACTTGCAGGTACAGCAACATCATTCAGGAATACCTGAATATAGGCATTATTTTTTGATGTGGCAATCCTTTTTCCCGGAGTCAATAACAATGCCAACCTTTTACCCAAGTTAGTTCCAAGGCTTTCTGAGAGCTTGACATAGGCATTTTTTGATGTTGGTTCATAAGCCAATGGCTTTGCATTACTTTTTATATAATTGTATTGTTCATCAGTAAGACTTTCTCTTTCTGACTTTAATGCTTCTTGAAGATCAGCATAAGAATTAATATTTTCAAATCCGACAATGCCTCTTGTTAAATCTTTATTATATCCAAAATCATTGTATAGTTTATCCTGAGAATAAAAAGCCAAATCACCAGCAACAAGCTGAAATATATTTGACATGGATATTAGATTATTAATCACAAAGTCAGCAGCAATATGTTTAAGATCAGTAAATCCTGTTTCTGATAAATATTCACCACTTATTTTTGCTACTTCTTGACTACCATCCAGTTTATTTTCTTTTGTTATTCCTATTCTCTTCCAATCTTCTAACTTACTATTAACTTCCTTATCAATAAGATCAAGTAATACATTGTTAATTCTTTCTTTTGCTTGTGGATCATTTAATACCCATGATTCAGGATATGCTTCTGGATTTTCATTTAATAGTTTTACTAATGATACTTCCCTTCCTTCTACTGTAACAGTTACATTATTAAGTTCTGGAATCATTTGAAATATTTGAGCACCTAAATCATAACCTGCACAATTAGATTCACTTCCTGATTTTAATTTTTTAGCATTTTCTATTATTCTTCCTAATTCAGGTCTTACTAATTGTTCAAATAATATTGCAAGAACATCATCATGAATAATTATTTTACCATTTTCAGTTGTTTTAAAATGTGCACTATTGAGATCAAGTACAGGCATATACATTGATAACATTTGTGACTTATCACTCATGACAGGAAAAAACATATTAGCCATTCTTAATGGAATAGATGTATTTTTTCTTCCTGATGTCCAGTAACTTACTGGTACTTTTCCCTGTCTTCTATCCCAAAAGAATCCAAGTTGTACAAACTCCTGATCTTCTGCTGATAAATCAGTAATGGATATACTATCAGAAGACTGTCCTCTTGTCTTCATTGCTGTTACTCCAAGCTGATTAACATATACTGCATCTCTTACATCATTACTTCTATTAATAAGATTAAGTAACATTGAATGTCTGGAGAAAGGATCATTCAACATTTTGTTCCTTTCTTCTATATTCCATTTTAATGCTTGTATCTTATCTGATGCAAACCTCATTGGTATTAAACCAGATATAGATTTATCACCATCCCTGAAAGAAATTGTAACAGTTCTGTTAGAAAACTTAGCTTCTATTTTTGCAATTTCCTTTATAGTGTTTTTAATATTAGAGAAAGGAATTTCATTTCCTTTTTCATCTATAATTGTTCGTTCTTGTTTAGCTTGTAATTTTAATTTATAAGCTATACCACCAAATAGTCCAGCACTTTTTTCACTATCACCAAACATATCATTAAATGATAGTACTCTACCATTTAAATCTAAACCATATTCTCTAATTTGATTGATTGTTTGATCTGAAAGTGTAATACCTACTTCTGAAAGCCAAAGAATGAGTTCATCATTTGATGGATGTTTGTCTTTCCATGTATTAAACTTGTCTACTAGTTCTTGAGCTTTTGCTTTATTAATTACATTTTCATCAATTGATTTTTCATATTTGACAAGATCAGATTTCATAAATCCAGATACCCATCCATCTCTAATAATATTGCTGATCTCACTGGAATTGGTATCATATACTCTTGTTTGAAGTTGACCTTTTTCCCAATAATACATTAAGAATTTCATATTGAGATTTTGGTTAACACAATTGTAGATGAACATATTCTTCATTTGTTCATCTGCATCTTTAATCTTATTAATAAATCCTTCCATCCATGGATATGCGTCAGTATATTCTGAAAGGATATTAATTGCATCAGTAAAATTCATACTTGATGTTGGAGCAGTACCAAGTATTGATGCTACTGTATCAAAAGCTTTATTAAAATTAACATGATTTTCTAAACCTAAAAACCCATATACAGTACCTTTTTCATTAACATCTGTTATACCAGCAAAAAATCTTCTGAGTTCTGATGTAATACTATCTTTTAATAGATTTTCTTCTGATGATTTAGAATAAACTTTGTCTTGTTCATCACCAGTTTGATCTTCTCCTTCTATTTTGATACCTGAATATTTACGAAGTCTTTCAGCAACTCTTGTTTCTACTTCTGAAAAATGTTCTTCAATAACATCATATATATTAAGTCTATTTTGAATAGACATTAATATAAACGAAAAATTAGAATATTTAACAGGATCAGTTTCATATAATTGAGTAACTTCCTGTATAAGCTTTATATATTTTTCCCTTGTTGGAAGTATATGTTTTTCAAATAATTCTTTTCCTTTAGTGTATGACCTGATCTGCTCATCTGTAAATCTCTCATTGTTATGTTCTGATACAACTCTATTGAAAAGGTTATTAACCATTTCATGTAATTGCTGTAAGTTTACTCCTGGAATAGGATTTACAGTTCTTAAAAATGCATCTTCTTGACTTTCTGGTAGATAATCAACTGTATCAAGCAACGAATTTAAATCAGTTATGCCAAGTTCTGTAAATGCAACCTGTAGCTTCTTAATTAATGTAATCTCATCTTGTGTTTTCTCTTCTATTAAAGACTCATCATCAGGTTTAGGTTCAATTCTTTCTGTTGGTTTTACTGGTATTGCTTGTTCCTCGTTAAGTTCAATAACAGCAGTATGTCTTGATGTATAAATATCATTACCATCTTTATCTTTCCATTTAAGTTTTGTGGCTCTTGTAGTAGTAAGAAGTCTTGTTTTTAACCAATCAGAATATTTACCTTTTGTTGAAGGATTACCATTATTATCAATTATTGGCATAGGCATTTCATTACCTGCCATTTTTATATTATTACTTAAAGGTAATTTTGATCCTGTAGCTACTAATGCTTGCATTGCAGCTTTTATTCTATTTACACTAACCCTGTCTAATCCCTTTTCTGCTGTACCTGTAGAAAGAATAACATAATTTTCTCCATTTATTTTTTGACCTGCAACACCAAAAAACAAATTAGTATTACTCATAAGTAATACAGGCTTACCTTTTGGTTGAGAATTAAGATATTCTTCAAATCTTTTGGGTGAAATATTACCATCACTCAGTTGTGTTTTTTCTCTTGTAGCAGCACTTCCAAGATTAATAAACATTGAAAGTATTTGTTCAAGTCCATTCTGTGATGTAACATCAATCTTAAAATTCTTTTTAAAGAAATCTATTATTTTCTGTGATTGTTCTTTGGTAATTTCTGAGCTTAATGATTGATTTTTATCATGTTTTGATAGATAAGTTTTCAATACCCACATTACTGTAGAAAATGCTTCTGGTGCTAACTCTGGCATCATTTTGTTAGCACAAGCAATATATTCTTGTTGTCCTTTTTCATTATAACCTATTAACCTCATATCATAAGTATATCCACTACTAGGATTTATACGATCAAGGTTAGTAATAACTCTTTCTTCGTTTTCAAAACTTTCTTCACCAATTCTAAATGCACCATCTTTATATACAGTAGGTATTGCAGTAGGACATACTTCTGATAATGGTGTATTGTTTATTGTATGACTATGTACTACACCACCCTGACTTTGTGGTATCTTCTTAGCAATTGTAGTTTGAAAAGTTCCACCTGCATTTATGACTTTTCTACGAAACTCAGCAGTTCTTAACATTGTAGCTCTATCCATTGCTGTATATTTAGGTGAAGCTACCCATGCAAGATTATTTCCTTCACTGTCTTTTATTAATAATGGTTGATAATTATTTTTATCATTGTATGTAACTATATCTTTAGTTTCAGTAGTATCATCATTATGAATAATTTTTAATTTAAGAACTGCTTCTCCTGTATCAGATAAATTAATACTATATAAACGTACTTCTTGAATATTATCAGCATTGAGTGTAGCAACATCCTGATCATCTTTTACCAAAAAATGTTCAGTAATTTTGTCTTTTTTATTATCATAAGTCTTGTAAAGCTTTATGACTTTTTTATTATTGCTTACTTTATGCTTTTCTTCAAAAGTTATTTTATTACCTCTTTCTTTAACAGTAGTAGTAGAACTTGAATCTTCAGTTCCAGTTACACTATGTGATGTCCTTGGTGAAAGTTTGTTTTCCCAAAATGTAAATATATTTCCTTTCTTACCATTAGGAAATGTTATTTTCCCTTTGTAATTACCTTTTTCTTCTTGTTCATTATAAGCAACAACAGTTACAGGATCACCGGGATTATTTCTTGTTGGATCAGCTAATCTATGACTAATAATATCGTTACTATCTTTTCCTTCAATAATATCATCAACTGTAATCCATGCAACAGTAGGAATACCTAGTCTTTGTACTGCAACAGGATTAACAGGTTTTTTGATTTCTTGTTCTGTAACAACTTCATTAGCAATTTCTTGTCCTATAACTTTTTCTAGTTCTATTGGTGGTTCTGTCTTCTCTTGTTGTGTCTTCTTAGCTTTTTTAGTTATTGAAGTAGATAATCTTGTTCTCTTTGTAAAAAACTTGTTATATACTCTTACAGCTTCTTCATCTGTTAATTCTTTATTATTTAATCTCCATCCTAATACATAAACATTAAAATCTTCTTCTATTGTTTTTTTAGTATCTTCTGCTGTTTCACCTTCCAATGATTGTATGGCTGTATTAATTAATTGTTCAAATGTTGGATTATCTCCTTCATTTGAAATTAATTCTGCCATCTGTTCTTTGATTACTTGTTTGGTAGCATCATCCATTTCTTCATCAAGTTCAGCAGGTAACATATCTACCTTTTCTTTCTTAGCTACTGAAAGATGACTTTTCTTTTTGCGTTTAGCTTCTATTCTATTTCTAAACTTTGAAAAAACACTAGCAATACCTTTCTTGGGTGGTGTTGCATCTTTGTTTTTTGATCTGGCTGCAAGAGATTCTACTAATTGTTTTTGTACATTGAATACATCATATTCTTTAGCAAACACTTTTCTTATCTGTTCTTTATTAACTTCTTTCAGATTTTTCTGAGCCATGACTAATTCAACTTCTCTCATAAAATCTTTTTTATCTTCTAGTGTAAAAAGATTTTTATTTCTTCTGATAGAACTTGCAACTTCATTTATTCTTTGAATTTCTTGTTGATAACCTTTAGATGTTATCTTAGCAAATGATTGTAGGTTTTTAGTAATAGCTGCAGAAAGTATTTCTTTTGCTATGAATATCTTTTGAAATTGAGAAATAGCTGCATCATTTAATACAGCATCTTTAAATTCTTGTTTCTGTTCCCCATCGAATACAATACCATTCTCTGTTATAGCAAATATAGCATTATAATCTTTTTGAATACTTGTAAGTACTTGTTCAGCAGATGCTTTTGCCTGCCGCAACATAAGATTCATTTCATTAAGATTATTATTTAACTGATCATTCTGTGCAGTATTCATGAATACTTCTTCTACATTCAAGTATTCTTTCTTTGCAGCATTGGTGTATAACTTTTCCAGTTTCTTAACTTTCTGAATAGCATTTAAAGCATGATCTCTGATTTGTGTATTCTCAGTATTATCAGCAATTGTCTGATATGCCTCAAGTAATTTTTCAGTAGTACCAGATTTAAATGCTTTACCTGCTTGTACAGTTATCTTTCTTTCTTCAATTGATTTTGCTAATTCAATGTTTCCTTCTTGTTCTGCTTTCTTTGCTGCTCTATCAAGTTTAGCGATGGTATGTATATTATCATTAAGATTAACAAGTTCACTAAGTAAATCTGTACCTGCTGCTTTACTTATCTTATCCCACTGTTTAAGAATTTCTTGTTGTGCTTCATAAGCTTTTTTTCTGCTTTTATAAGAAAATGCACCTTTTATTGAATTAGCTGCAGCACCACCATGATAAGCACCATGTCCAAATATACCACCCCAAAAAGCATCATCAAGATATTCACCTGCCTTTACTTCTTTCCAAAAGTCACCCATTCTATATTCACGATCCATGCCTAATTCTATACCAAACCTTTCAGCCATGGGATTAATAAGACCTTCTTCAATTGCTTCTGTTCCAAAGTTTTCTAATCCTATACCAAGATTTTTGAGTGTAGCTTTTGCATTATATAAATTACTTGTGCCAATTACAAAAGGCTTTGCTAAGATATTTCTTGTACCACCTTCTATTGTTTCCTGTGCTGCATTAATACCTACTTTAGTACCAAGTCTTTCAAGATTTTTTAATGTAGTAGATACCTGAATATAATTTGTACCAGTAGTAAGTAAGTTAATACCTACTGTAATATTCCTTCCTCTAAATGCAGCATCTTCTACTTTTCTACGAATATCAGCATTATCTTCTGATGCAAGAAATTGATTAATTAATTCTCTTTTAGCTTGATTACCAGCTTCTTCTGCAAATCTATCATTTTCACCATTTGCTTTAGCTTCTTGAAATGCTTGTTCAAATGCTTGTTCACTTGCCTTTTTCCAATCTTCACCAACAAGCTCTTCTAGTTTTTGTTCTTTAATTTTGTTTTCAACATCTTTTGCAATAACAGTTGCTTCACCTACTGAACCACTTACTGCTTGTATCTTTTTTATAAGATTTGCTGGTACTCCTGCAAGCTTTAATGCATTACCAGTAAGTGCCATTTGTGATATGGATGCAGCCAAACTTGCTACACCTTCTGGTGCTGTATTTAATAGATAGATCAATGACTCTCTTTTTGTAGGATCAAGTGAACTATATGCAATACCCTGACTTAACTTTTCTATGATACCAAGATTTTCATTTCCCCATACAGATTTATCAAATACTGAATCTATAGGAGTTTCTTCATATTGTCTTGCATTAAAATTTGCTTGTATATCAGCAAGATGCTGTACTGTATTTTTATCCCATCTTTGTCCTTCTGGAAGTAATAGATTAGCAACTGTACCTATTGGGCTAATACTAAAATCATTTTTAAGAAACTCAGGTATATTTTCAATTGCTTTATCAAGATCACTATCTTTCAAACTAAACAATGATTCACTTCCTTGACTATCAAGTGAAGAAGCTATCATGTTTACAGGATTTAACTTATCTGATGTAGCTTTTGCTAAACTAGCAAATGTATTTTTTCTTGCTTCAAATTCCTGTACATCTTTTTCATCCACACCATGAAGAAATCTGTATGCTTCAAACGCATAATTTACAATATCTTCTGGTGTTGTTGATAATGCACCAAGAGCAAAATCTTTAAATGCATCAGGACTACCTAAAACCATTTGTGGTAAAAGCAGACCACCATTAACCATTGTTTTATACCATCCCTTTACTAAATATTTCCCTGCAGAAATATCACTAGTTATTTTTTCTTCTGTATTAATGGCTTGCTGTTCTTTTATTGCCTTATAAAAATCATCTTTGAGTTGTCTATATTCTGTTAACTCATCTGATACTGTATCACTTGCAGCATCTAATGTTTTGGATGAGGCAATAAAGGAAGGCTGTTTAGGCTCTTCCTTTTTTTCTTCCTTTGCTACATGAGCATTTTTAATTAAATCATGTAAGTTTGGTCTCATTGATTTTTCTGTTTGAAGTAAGTTTCCATTAATCCTAATTGTTCTGTCTTGTCTGTTACAGCTTTTACAGTACCATTACCTGAAATCCACATAACAACACCGTCTTCATTAGCTTGTTGTGTTTTTCCATCTACTGTAAATGATTGATTCTTTCCAATTTTAGTAAACCATACACCTAAGTTACTTGATCTTTCAATTTCAATTTCTGTACCTATTGGTATTTTATTAGTATATAATAAATTAACTGATGAATTAACCTTCATTGCCATTGGATCATAAAGCTCACTGGCTGCAGCATTGTAAATACCAAATCCCGGAGTATCATTAAAAGGTATAAAAACAGCACCAGTTTCAATACCATTTTTACCATTATATTTAACTGGTACTCTCCACATCATTTGACCATATTGATTTGGATTATTTGTAGGTGCAACTTTATCAGCTTCAATTTCCAAATTAGAAAAACCTTTTGATGGGTCTGCTGTAATTTGCAATGCCGATTGTGTATCTTCTTTTTTATTTCTATATAATCTTACATAACCATTATCTCTTTTTATTTCAATTAACGCATGACTATTATCTAATGTTGTAAATGATACAGTACCATCTTGTCCAATGTTAACTATCTCTGCTTCATTAGCATCTTTAGTAATATTACCCTGAAATGCATCTTTTATATTTTGGATACGAGTAGCACTATTATCTTTGTATTTAAGATCACCTCTATTAACCATGTCTTCAAGTGTCCTATTATTCATGCTAGGAATTGTTGACAATAAAGATGCTTCTTTCCATTGATCAAACTGATTAACTGCATCAGATACAGATGCAATCATATCTTTAGCTTCTTGTTCACTTACACCTTCCTTGTACCATGTACTTTCAATATTAACATCTCTTCCTTTTTTCAGTTCATTAAATTTACTATTAGCAAGATTTTCATCAATAGTACCATCTGCTCTTCTTGATGATGATTCAATGTCGTTGTATATAGCATCAATTACTTGAGAATTTATTTTTTCTTCTGTAAGATCAAATAATTGATCACCTCTTGCATCCATTAGTTTAAGCTGATCATCAGTATATTTAGTTTTAAGTTCCTTTTCTCTTTTATCTCTTGCAGCTTTAAAACTAGCATAATCATCACCTATCAGATTACCATTACCATCTCGATTATAATCACTACTCATCAAGCTTTGTGCTGCTGATGGTAAATTAATTGTGTTACCATAGTAAGGTGCTTGAGGCCAACCCTCATTATCTTTGCTGCTTCCACTACCACCTCTACCACTACTTGTAGGTTTCTTATAATAAATTTCTGCAGCCAGAGCAGCTTCTCTTGTCAAGTCCATTAACTTAGCTTCATCAAATGTTAATTGTCTTGTTACTTTACTGCCACTTTTATCTATTCCTGTAACTGATGTTAATAACAATCCATATTTCCATTGCTGTCTTAAATACTTATCAACATCTTCATCTGTTAATAATGCAGTTAATGTTGTACTTGCAATATGATTTTTATCTGTATTATTCTTTATCTCTTTACCATAGGTTAATGCTGATTTACGAATATCTCCGGGAGCAATATCTTCTAAGAATGAAGTAATAGGAATATGATTACCAGTTTCCCTATCATAGTTTGTTCCACCTTTTTCATTCCATTCTCTCATCATTGCAGATTCCATTCTTGCTATTTCATTAGCATCAATCTTAGAATCTTTCTGTCTTGTTCTCCATTCTTTTACTGCTTGTAATTGTTTTGAATAAGTACCTAGTTCACCAAATGCTAAATCAGATTTAATGTCAGTTCTCAATCTTGATATATCTCTGTTTAATCTTCTGAATTCTAGTGGATTAGCTTGTATTTTTTTAGCTACTTCATCAATGCTTGTTTCAAATTCAGTTATTCTTTTCTTTGCTGCATCTTCATCAGCAGGAAGATACTCAGCATTATATCCATTTTGAGTATCTCCTTTATAATTAAATCTTAATTGTTCAATATCATTCAATGTTTGATCAACATTTTTGTCTACTGACATTAAAAGATTATACATTTGACTTTCAGGAAGATCATACATAAAGTCAATGTATCTTGGTGACGATGATCTAAAATACCTTCCCATTATCTTACAGTTTCAAGTTTTTTTGTAACAGGATTCCAACGAGTACCTAGTCTCATTGGTTCAGGATCAAATGGACTATTAATTGAATTATTAAATGAAAACATTCCAGATGAATATGTATTACTTGCTGGTGCTGCTTTAGCTGGTGTACTATTATCAGTTACACCTTTTCCAACAAGATCAAAATCATCATCGAAATAAGCATATTTACCAAACTGATTTAACAGTTTTAATTTCTGCTGTGTTTCTAATGACTTGTTTAATGATGCACCTACATGCTGACCTAACATTGTAGCATCAGTTACATTTTTTGACATATTTGTATAGAATGCATCTCTATCAGCTTTATCTTTGTCAAGTCTTCTTTCTTCTGCACTCATAGCAAATCTGTCATGTCTTTCTTGTAATCCTGCAATTTCTCTGTTAATACCTAACATTTTATTAGCATAATCCATTCTTGCACTTCTCTTTGCAGATTGACCTTGTACATGTAATCCTAATTGCAATGCTCTTTGTTGATTAATACCTCTTGCATTTTGTGTGATAGTTCTTCTTGCAGTTCCCTCATCAAAATCAATACCTTCTAATGCATAATCAAACATGCTTTGAGCATATCTCTTACTTTCATCCATTGTTCTTAATGCATCTTCGGCATAAGTAAGAAATGAATTTTCATTTGGTCTGTCACCAAGTCTGTTTGCTATTGTTAATGCAGCATTAAGTCCTGTACCCAATACAGAACTTGCAAGTCCTATTTTATCACCAGTAGTAAGGTCTCCCATTCCCATACCATTACCACCACTTCTATCCTTTTTTGCTTTATAAGGTTTTGGAGTTTTTTCTCTGTTAGTTTTTAAATCCCCTAATCCTGGAATACTATCATCTGTTGGATAATCTTCATCTTCAATATTAAAATCATAAAAAGGAATAACAGGTGTTGTTGGAGTTGGATTATAAGGTCTTTGTCCTAAATAATCAGGATGTTTTGTTGGAATAACTTTGTCTGAACTGATACCACTTGAAGTTTTTGGTATCAATCTTTTAGGAGTAATCCGTCTATCAATTTTTTCAAATTCTCCTAATTGTACTTTTCTCTCACCTTCATCAGGTGGCCCAACAAATATGGCTTCTTCTGTATCCCATGGAATATCATCCACATATTTATCTTGATAATTCTGATATTTATATAACAGTTTACCAGCTTCAATTTTCCATTCTTCTTTGGTTTTTTTAGTAGGAACTGATGTATTATCAACTCCATCAGGCCACTCAAATATATTATATGCCATAGTGATTACTTTTTAGATTTTTTAGGCCACTTCCCTGTTTCAAGATATTGAATAACATTTTTATTCCTTTTACCTACATTGTCTGGAATAGTAGTATTTGAATAAAACTTTCTTGCTTTCTGTAAATTGATTTCTTCATCAGTAGGCATTTCAAATATACCATTATCTGATTGCTGAGACATGTTTACTGATTCTTTTTCCATCATTTTTACATAATCTCTCGGATAGCCTTTTTTACGATAATACTTTTCTTCCTCTGTAAGTTTATTTCTTCTTGGTTTTTTATCCTTACGAGGTTTACCTAAATATGTATTAAGAGTTCTCATCCTATTACAGGTTTTATAGATTCAAGCATATAATTTAAGAGTAATTTTACATCATTCTTATTGTCCAGTATAAGTCTTACTCCTAGAAACTTATCCATAAATGGTTCAAGCTCAGTCCAATCTTTCTGAGTATCAATGGAATCCGTATTTACATCTCCACAAAGATCACCAATAAACAAAGGTAGTGAATAATTTACTCGAATATCCCTGAAATCATTAATTGTCCAATTTTTATTTTTTCTCTTGACAATGATTGAATCAGGTAAATTTACAACATACTGTTGAAGATAATCAGTATCCATTGTTTCATCAACAATAATAAGATTAAGTAAACCAGATAATTGTCTATGATTATAAAATAAAGCTTTATTAAATGTAACAAATCTTTGTTCTACATCATCCTTTTTTGCAACTGTTTGAATCATGATATTATCAAATATTGCATCTAGTATTGGTTCTTTTAATACTATATACTCAACAATGAATGCATAGTTCTGATCATAGTATTTGTGATACTGTCCTGCAATATTATGTTTGAATAATTTAGCTGTATAGAAATAATCGTCTCCTGGATTGTAAGCAAAAGCTTTTGTAACCAATGCACTATATAGATTATTGTTATCAAATATATATTTTCTTGGTTTATAACTATGCCAACTCACCCATGACATTGTACTAAATGAAAAACTAATTGTAAAAGATTTGTCTTCAAAATAATCAGTATCATCAAACTCAATAAGGTCTGCCATTATTACATGACTACCATGAATATAATCTTCTGTGTATTTCCAAAATGTATTATTATAGATGTTAAATCCTAATACACCTACAAGACTTTCATCATAATCACCTATGAGAATTCTATTCCATCCATATAATGCATAAGGTTCTTGATCAAATGATATGAGTTTGTCTTCATCAATGATTTCTTGTTTAATAATATAATCTATTTTGGTAACAATTAATCTTTTATATTCGTTATCATAGGCTGTATGAATTCCTATACCATATTTTGATGCTGGTTTATAGCTATGTTCAAATTTTTCTTTTAGTGTCTTTCTTATTTGTTCTGATAATAGTATCTTAAAGTTCTGTTTTGTCCACTTACTCATTCCATATTTTAATGCAGTGAGTTCTTCTATCTGAGTTCCTGTCTGTGCACTAAAGTTTAATAAATATAATGTACCTTGTGTTTCATCAACAAATACAGAACCAAATGGTGTTTTGATTGTTGCAAATTTCTGATAACCACCACCTGCACCTGTCTTTGTATCAAATAATTTCTTAGGTGTAATAGCAAAAAATCCACCTGTACCTATCAAACTAACAACATCACCTTGTACCCTCTCATGCACATTTTGAGGCAATAGCCACAATGCTCCTTCAGTCCTGACATAGAGAGATGACTTTTCCATAAAGATGTCTGTAATCTCACCATATTCACCAGGGATGTCAATATAATCCAATGGAAGAAATCTGCTAAAACTATCAATTTGTTCTTCTGAAAATGCCTTCTGAGAATAATGTATTCTGTTTGGAAAGTTTTCTCTACAATCAGAGCAACAGTCATAACTAGAAGCTAAAGCAAAAAATACTTTTTCTTTATTTGTTCTTTGAAAGTCTAAATTTGAAACATATACTTCTGGACATGGAATTAGTTTAAGTCTGCTTGTATCACTACCTGTTTCATAATAAGTAAACTTATCAACCATGTAATTTTCAACAGCAGCTTCTTGATCACTCTTTAAAAATCCAGAACAACCATAATTAACATTTTCTCTTAATCCTATGTTTACTTCACTTTCTACAAACAAACCTGTAGCTCTTTCCATTACAGCTTCATACCTATCATCATTCAAATCTCCCATCACTGATTTTGTCATCATGATACTTCGCATCAATTTACGAAATTCTGGTTTATTAGCAAAATCACTGGCAAATGTTTGAAATGCTGCAACTGTTAATCCTGCTACTGCAAGAGCTATTGCTGCAATAAGAACTGGTGTACCACCACCTGCTGTAAAGAAAGTAACAACTGCAGAAGCTATAATAATTATTGCATAAACAATAAAATCAAGTATTCTTACTTTACCAGCAACACCTTGAAACATAGATGTTGTTATAGGGAAATGTGAAATAAATCCATCATAACCATAGATTTCCACACCACCTGTATCATCTTCTGTACTATCATAAGTAAGCATATTGTTATGCATCTTATAATATTTAATATTATCTATATCAGGATGAACATCTCTTTCTACTTTTAATGATACATAATACACATCTTGAAATGGATGATCAGCTACAAGAGGTACATTAGAAATCATTAATTTGGGTTCAACAAATTCAAAATCTCTATCCAGTTCCAAAAATTGAACTCTGTTATCAAATGAGCAATTATATAATACTTTTTTTACCTCATCATTTGTTGTAAATCCAATATCTTTATTTACAGGTGGAAGAGTTTTTGTTTGGAGTACACGATAATTATGTTCTGCAACTGGTTGACCATCAGTTATAAATGAATCAACAATAAAAGCACCTTTCCAATCAAAGCCATCATTGTCAAATATTCCACCTTTTTCATCATCAATATTCTTTACAGTTTTAGTTCCTACTGGATTTGAACCTTGTATTTTATGAAATATTCTTTCTACTGTAATATATACAGGATTTATTGTTCTGTTTCTAAACAAACTAAGTGGTGAAAATAAATACTTGACCCTAGTATTATGATCATATATTTCTCCATGGTCATTCATTATTTTTCCTTCATAAACTGTTTCTGTTATATTTGTAAAAGCAATATATTCATCATTCTGTCTCAAACTACCTGAGTATCCTTTATCAAGAATTGTTCTGTTAAAAGTGTCTCTTTCTGCTCTTACAAAATAATAACCTTTACATCCTTCTGGAATTTCTATATTATCAAACTTAATACCTATTAATTGAATTACTTCTGAATCTTCTCTTCCTTCCAGTGTAGATTTAGATTGTACCATCCATGTAATTTCAGTAGTAACTAAATCACCACCCGGAGATTCCAATTCAACATCATTTGCATATACAATATCAGAGTTATCACGTAATGATCCTTCAAGTACTATATTATCAATACTTTCAATATCTTTTCCCTCTTCAAAGTAATTGATATTCCATATTTTATTTGCTATGTACTCAAAATCAAGACTAGTAAAAAATCCACTTTCTGATCTTGTTTCTGTTGAGCCATCAGTAAATATAATATTAAATGTAAGTCTATAATATAATTCTTTATCTATTGGATCAACATTTTTAGGTTGTTTTATTGAATCTAAAATGATTCTTAAATAGGTTCCAACATTAGGGTTTAATGGATCATTAGGAGCAGTTATAACATGAGCAATTTTATTCCTTGACGGAAACCTGTGATGTCTTATTTTCTTACCAGTGAGACCAAATCCATCAGCATCAACTCCCCAATAATCATCACCATTACAATTTTCTCTTATAGGATACTCAGCATTTTGAGCTTGCCAAAAAGACATTTTTCCATCATCATCTGATGTGTCATATACTCTCCATTTTTGAATATTTCCACCTTCTACTATTGCATTAGCATCACTTCCTGTTATTGCCTTTATATCTCCTTCATGATTATCCCATTCAGCTAATGGAATAGCTTCAACAGATTGAATAGGATTTCCATTTCTATCATGAGCATTTCTTCCCGGAATATGATAAGCTGGTGATTCTGTATCATCATCAAATACATAAACAATACCATGGGCATAGACTTCTCCACCTATTGCTGTCATTGTATCCCATAAAGTATCAGGTGTTTTAGGATTTCCTTTTTCTTTATAGTCATAAGCAAATACAAATTTTGTTACATAATTGCTTGTTATTTTTGATGCATATTGTTGTAATGAACATACATCTTTACTTGTATTATTAATATTAGCTACAAGCAATACATCTTCTGCCTGACATACATGTTTTGGAATGCCAAGATCAGCTTTAGCTACAAGAATTTCATTAAGATCAATTACTGTAAATGCCAGTGGATTCCCATCATATATAAATTCTGTATCTGTAATGAAAAATGGCTGAGACATTAATGCTCTATTTGGAGAACCACTACCTGCTGTAGCTTCAATTATTGCAATTCTATAATGACTATAACTATCATCAAGATTACCTAATATAAGTTTAATTGATTTTGATGTTGGTGGTTGACCAAATAAAGGTGTTGTTTCTCCTACTGGTGGATTTGATGAACCTATTACACCATCATAGCTACCTGATGTTCCATCTTTATAAATAGATACAGGCATTGATGTGGTAATCCATTCTGTAGGATTTTTATTTTCATCAACATATTGAATAGCAAAATTATAAGTTCCTGATTTTAATTCACCACCACTTAATATCTCAACAGATAAAAATTCAGGTCTTTTATTATATCCTTTTTGTAGTTCAAATTTTACTTTACTCCATACAGTTTTACCCTCTGGTGGATCTCCATTAGGATTTGTTTTAAAACTCTCAGGGTCACTACAATTAAAACTTCTTATTTTGTTTGTTTCATCAGTAAAATAGATCCACTTTTCACATCCTCTTCTTAATTTGTATTCTGCTTGAATTTGTGAAAATTCTGAAAATGCAAGTACATCTTCACTGTCAATTACTAGAAACTCAACATTATCATTTGTAACCAGTGGACTTTCTATATTACCTTCTTTTAATAATGCAATAATACTTACTGAATTACCAACAATAAATAATATATGTTCATTATCTCCAATATAAACACTACCAATAATATGCATTTCTGTAGTACCCTGATTGGTAATAGCATATGCTTGATTTCCTTCTTCATTGGAAATAATTTGCACATCACCTTCTCTGGTTTCTAATACAGTATTTAATGCATATCTGTATGTACCTTTTGGTTGGTCAAGTACATTTGAATCTCTGAAAAGACCTTTTGATATTCTGGTTACATTATCTGTGATCATTCTGAATTATGTCTTTGATAAGTATTAAGAATGTTTTTGTTTTCTCTTTTTGCTAGATTTCCAAAGAAACTGTCATATACATTTCTTCGTGGTATTAGGTATGTTCTTTGATCAAGATAGTTTTCCATCTCATCAATACCTTGAATGATAAATGCTGAGTTCTTTGCTTGTTTACAATACCATTGCCAATCTTTTTCTGCTTTATATACTTTTTTATCTGAGTCTGATTTACCAAGATAAAACTGTCTTTCCATTAGTTTGTAAGTAATATACTTTACAACTGCAGTTACAAATGAATAATTGTCTGGAATTTTTGGTATTCCATTTGTATCAAGTACTGTTCTAACATAAGCTAATGCAACAAGACCATCAGAAAAACTAAATCTCATGATAGAATCTTCATCTGTAAGTGAATATTCATTTCTTGTTGTCTTATACAGTTCATTGTTTTCTACATTACCACATACAATACTGTTAAAAAATGAATGTACAGCAAGTCTTACAGGTTCATAATATCTTGTAGCAACAGTACTATCTCTCCATAAATCATACTCATATCTAAGATCATAGTAAGGTCTGTAATAAGAAAGTTCATGATCATCTATTGGTGCACCATTACAATCAATTCTTACAGGACATACTCCTTCTGGATCAACAATTGCATTCTCTTCAATAGCATCACTTTCTATTGGTGCATAAGTATCTGTTCTTGTATTTTTAGCTACTTGTATAATATACTGTAACCCAAATGGAACTTCACAATGATAATTCTTTACTTGTAAAAATGCAACAGCTTCTTCATGAGATCGTTGAGCATCAATAGCTTCTAATGCTTCACCTGTCCATTCAATGAGGTCTGCTTCATCAGCATTTATTCCTAGGTCTCTTATAACCTTAGAATAAATTCTATCAATAGATGTGTATTTCATAGTAAATAATATTAATCAAAATATGCAGCAAGTTCTTTGGATGCATCTTCTAATGGATTTTTTTCAGAATAGTATTTTTTACATTCATAATGCCATTCTGATTTTTTATCTTTCCATTCTTTATTTTTTGTAATTAAAAATCCATTTTCAATTTGTTCGACAGTAATAGTGTTACTTGTATCACCATCTCTTTTACGTATTTCAGATATTGTTGTTGACATTTGAATGAAATTTAGGTTTGACATAAAATTCTTTTCCAGCAGTTACAGACTTCCATGTTTTTCTTTTGTTTTCCCTTGATGGTTTAAATATGTATAAGAGTTTATTTACTGCACCACTCATTCCTTTGTTCCAACAAATCTTATATCTGACACCACCAGTATGCTCATTGAAATGATAGACCAATGTTTTGTTTATTCTTGACTCTTCATCTCTTTCCCATAATTGTTTTGTCTTAACCCAATCAGGTGCAAGATTTACAATGTTACCATTTTCATCAAATCTTGGTGTTACTTTCTTTCCTTTTATTGATAAGTCACCCATTCTTGCAGGAAGTTCTACAGTATCACCATCAAATACTTTCATCATGATAAATTTCATGAATCCTTTAACAATTTTAGCATAATCAGTATATGATATGCTTACTGTACAATCTTTATAACTTGTTGCTATTGATCTTTTCTGGTTCATTTTGATTTTTCAGGTGGATTATCAGCAGAATCATTTCTTGTATCTTCAACTCCCATTGTATTAAAAAACTGTATTAGTTCTTGTGCACACATTTCAATAGCAATATCAGTGACATCATCAGGTGTAAATACATCAATATCTGTGTATTTTATACATTGTATATTTTCACCTATATTATTTTGATGCATTAAATATGCTTCAATTGGATTTCTGAATATTGAATAAAGTGTAACATTCTTAGCTTGTGAATTCATAATAAACAAATAATCATCATATATAAAAGTATATGGAAATTCTGATGTATATTTTCCACCTTTAATATATTTTGCACGATCAATTCTTGTTGTATTATATATTACTTTTCCATCTACAGAAATTACTCTCATGTGAGTAGATGAAATATCAATAATTGTTTTTGGGATTTTTACAGTACTTCTTTTTACTGGACAGCTTAAACTTGTAAATGAATAATTCTCCATTTGTATATTAGCTATTGGTTGATAATCCCAATCTGTAAGATTGTTTTTATCTTCTCCTTTACCTAATCTTTGAATTATCAATTTCATTCGAGTACCAATAAACTTATTGTAACTAAGTCTAATTGACATTCTTGTATCATCAGATTCTACACCTTTAGAATACAAGCTATGAATTCTTTGTGTTACTTCACCTACAGTACTCATTGTGATATATGTTGTTTTAACATTTGTGTAAAATTGTGAGTATTAAGTTTCTGATATGTTCCATCAGATTTTGCCCATACAACCCATCTTTCACTTACAAAATATCCATGTTCTTCTAATGGAATTTGATAGAGTGATAATTGTAATTGATAATGGTTAAAAGGTGTATCAAGTAAATAGTGAAATGGTGACAACATCATTTGTCCCATGTAATTCTTGTGTATATTCTTTCCAGTTTTATAGTCACAAATAATAAAACCTTTCTTACCATCAAAAAATACAATATCTGCAGTACCAGCATACTGATATTTTAAGGAATAAACCTTTTGTTCAAATGCTACTGGTAAAAATCTAGGATTTAATTCTTTAAAAAACTTTACAATGGCAATCATTTCAGGACATGTAGGTACTGGTAATGATCCAGTACCTACATAATATTGTCCATAATCATAAGCAAATTGATGAACTGAGTGACCAAAATTTCTTGCATCACTACCTGTTTTTTCCCATTCATCAAGTATTTCCTGCTGACTTACTCCTCTTTTTTTTGCTACAGATTTTGACTTTCCTTCTTTATCAAATTCTGGTACAAAGTTTTGTAAAAGTTTTGTTACAGGAATGAGGTTGTTACTTTGATGTGTATAGGTATGTAATTCTTCATTTACCTCTAATTCGCTAAAATGATCTGATATATTTTTCATTGATGAACTTTTAACAAAGATACAAAATTCATCTTAAAAATTTTACTTTTTAATCCTGATAGGATTAAATTTACTGATATTCTTTATCATAGAGTCAGAAAAATATCCAAGCAGAAAAGCAGTAAAAGGAAACAATTCATCTCCCATACCCAAATACACTTTAGCTTGTTCCCATCCTACTATAATAGCAACCATAGCAATAGCTGACATAGCTGCATAAACAAGATGATCTTTCCATGCAAACATTTCTTTTTTACTTCTGGAATCTTGATACTTCACTAATAAGTGAAGTACAATTCCAGCAAAGGCCATTAAAAATACTAAGTAGTTCATAATTATAATTTTTAAGTTAATAATATTTTTCCACAGTCATTACAAGACTATCAACTTGTTTTTTTAAATCTTCCAAACAATGTGTTAATGAATCTTGACTTTCATATTGTATCTTCATTATGCTACTACCCCGTGTTACAAATTGTGTTAGTTCAGTGTTTTCCTTTTCCATAGGAGTAGTAAGATATATTACTGGTAATGAAAGTAATGACAACAAAATTAAAATACATACAATTCTAATCATTGCTGTGTTTGTTTTCGATAAGTTTCCTAACATATTCAATATCTTCTTTTATTTCCTTAACATCATCCTTAATGTCTGATTTAAAATCACTAAAGTTATCCTTGACATTTTGAATGTCATTAGCATTAGTTTTAGTAGTATTTTTTACATCTGCAACAAAAAGTATAACTACAGCTATACCACTGATTACAGATAATATTATACTTACAATTTTATCAAGCCACGAAAAGGAATTTTCATTGAGTATTTTAGCCATTGTAGTATTAATTGTTATTAAATAATTTTAAGAATTATTTAAGATTAAAATATTTAGTAACCAAGTAATTTTTTAACTCTCTGATCTCCACTATAAGAAATAGTACTATTAATCCAAGCATTCCAAGATTTCTTGTCTTGCTCTCTAGCTATCTTTCTTTCATCTATATAACCAGATCGTGTATCTGAATATAAAGGATGTTCCTTATCAGGTGTAACTTCTACGTAATTAGCATCTTCTGATGTTTTAATCCACCATCTTAAAGTATAATATTCCTTAGGATAGTAGAACTTAGGAAACTTATAAATTGCACTTTGTACAAGATATGTACTAATTATATTTTCATAATCAATATACATCTGAGTACGTTGTGCTTCTACAATAGCATATTCAGGATTGACTACTTTCATAATACGAAGACCTACTTTATTCCATGGCCTCCATTCTGCAAAGTATCCTTGATCAAGTAACATTTCAGCCATCTCTAAAGTAGCTCCTTGAACATACATATATTCACTACCCCCAGAAGATACTCTAAGCTCATATCCGTAAGGTACTAATTCATGACCTTTGGGTAATGAGGGTAATGTATCAAAAGAGAACCAAGGAAACTGCTCAATATAGATATATTCATCTACTGATTCAATATATTCAGGAAGTAAATCTTTAAACTTCTGATTACCTAATTCACCCCATATAGGCTTCCTTAATTCAACTAAAGCTTTCCACTTAAGTAATAGTTCACCATTAACCTCAATACCTAATTGATATGGGTTATGTGCAGTAGTAGGAAACATACCATATTCATCATAGCATAACTCATCCCTAAATCCACCAGAATAACCAGAAGAGGGTGATGTTTTCACTGAATACCGAATACAGGTTTCTTGTGCAAGTGCTGTGATCATTACAACACTAAATAGTAATACTAAAATTTTTGTCTTCATAGTAATCTAATTTAAATTATTGTTTAATGTATTTGTAATTAGGTATATATTGTACCTTATTATAATCAACAGAATGAAATATCTTAGCTACATCACCTTTAAACCATTCAGGAAATAAGTCTGGTTTATATAGGTTCATAATAAATTGAGTAAGCTCGTGACATACCATACGTCTAGCAGCTTTATCTCCTTTCTTACCTAACCACCAACCAGTAAGTGTTCTTACTATTTGATCTCTAAGTAAACTAGAATAATCATAAGGAGTACCATTATAGAATACACACCATTGAATAACATCGTTTTCAATGATAGCAAACTTAGGTCTAAGAACTAATAGTTCATATCCATTATATTCACTAATGTGAGTAAACTTAGCAGCAGCTTTGACTTTTCTTTCTTCAATCTCAGCAGCTTCATATACATAAGGTATTCCATTAATTACTGTAACAAGCATGGAATGATTCCATTTACCTGAGTCTTTATCAGACTTTTCTTGAAACTTTTGTATAATCTCTGCCCTCTTAGAGTGTCCAGATACTAATACAATATCTCCTGTCTTAAATACAAATTGTTTTGTCATGGGCGTAATATTATTGTGTCATGTAAAATTGGTAAGGTATAATAATTAACCGAGTCATATACCAAAATATAATTCTTAAAATATTCTTCCGTTGTAGGAATCTTAACACTATCTATTGCAATAGCATATACCTTTGAGTGATTTTGTCCTCTACTAAGAAAGTCAAGTGCAGCCTGTCTATCATCAAACATTTTAAAATACTGTTCATATTCAGTACCCATATTATATTCAAGAGTAGTCCATTGACTTTTTGCACCAAACTCATCAATTTTAGGCTTGTTAGACAAGCTAACATTAATAACCAATAACCAAAATACAATGTACTTCATACTATTTTTTATTAACTGGACAACCAACATAAATACCTGATTCAGTAATATCTTTTACTACTACTCCACCAGCACCTATTGTTACATCATCACAAATATTAATATTCTGTTTAATTACTGCTCCTGTTCCTATATAACATCTTTTTCCAATAGTTACATTTCCTGATATATGGGCCCCTGGAGCAATAGTTGTACAATCTCCTATGTTACAATCATGTCCAACAGTAGCATTTAAATTTACTTGAACATGCTTACCAATATTACAATTAACAGTAATTATAGCTCCGGGTTGAATAATTGTACCGCCCCCTATATTAGAGGAATAACAAGTACCTAATATAATCTTTCCAAAGCTATATCGTAATTCATTAGCTAATCTACTTCTTACATTAGGATCGCCAATAGCTATAATACATTCATTATAAATAGGTAGTAAATCTTCTCCTTCTTCCATCATTACAATATCGTAAAATCTGGATAGTCTGGAGTTTTTAATAGCGGCTTCTACTTCTCTACCAAAACCGCCTTTACCAAAGATAATTAGTTTCATAGCAGTTCATAAGTTATGTTAAATCCTAATGTAAAAGTAATATAGTAAGCAATAAATTCCAAAAGGTATTCATACCACTTTTGTTTCTCTCCCAATTTGAATGTGAGTCCAGCCATAAGACAGGTATTTCTTGCAGCTCTTGTAAGATGATAACCATCAGTAGTCCATACAAAGACTGTGGTACTCATAGGAAATGCCTCTCCCTGTGCAGGATCACCATTCTTATATTTATTGTTGCAACTCATAGCAGGATTCCAGTAATTATCGTTTAATCCAAGTTTACTGTCAATGCTTTCATAGTGAAACTTCAATCCTTCAGCAAAGCCTTCATATATCCCTGCCTGAAATGTACAGACCAATGGGATAATATCCTTTTTAGTAAGCACCTGAGCATTAACAATTACAGGCATCATTAATAGTATCAGTAGTAACCTTTTCATTAATCTTTTTCTTTAACTCTCTTAACTTGTCCCTCAAAGGTATATCATACTTAGGATCATTGTAATGACCACCAAACTCATTATTCATATTGATCAATGTGAGTAGGTATTCAACCTCTCCTATGGATAAATCTATTGTCATATTAATATGTTATTATCATGGTTCCATGACATCCAGTATTTCCTCTTATCTGTGGATTTGTAGTCCAAGTAGGAGTAACCATTTTCCAACAAAGAGCATCTCCTTCAGAAACAGCTATGCTTAACCCATCATTTCTCCAAATTTCCACATTACCTCCTGATTGTATTGTTTCTATTAAGTAATCCGTTGTATTATTCAGTCTTAAATATACACTCCAATCCTGAGATGATCCTGCGGCAACAGTTGTTGTAACAAATTGTCCTAATGTTATTGTGCCATCATGGGGAATAATAATACTTCTTGATATTGTCTCTGTTGTGCTAAATCCAACCTGTGAAGCCCCAAAATAGTAAGTTGTCGCATCATTAAAACTAAAGGTGGCAGTTGCAACCATTGTTGTATTAATGGCAGTCGTCTGTTTTGTTGCTACTGTGATAGTTCCAGTGCCCGTATTCTCAGTTACCGTAATATTATCTCCACCCTCTATCGTAACATCAGTACTTCCACTTGTATTACTTCTTATTGCACTTTTGTTTGCCCCAGGATCAACAACTGTTAATGAGCCTTCATTAGTAACCGAGCCATCTACTTCTGCTGCTGTAATAGTAGTATCTCCATAAGTAAGCACTCCTGAAACCTCATCATAAAATACATTGTGAGCCTTCTTAGCCTTAGTCATTTCATTAAGTATGAGAGTATCTCCATCTATATAAACATCACTATATATTTGAGTGTACTCAACAGTACTTTGAGGTTGGATAACAAAACTCTCTCCTGCCTGATATATTTTAGTGCTATCTCCTGTATTGTTCACAAAAGACAAAACATCACCAGCATCAATTCTCAATACGTCATTATCTTTCATCTCCACTGCTCCATCTTCTTGATGAAACATATTAACACTATCCACATAATGCTTTGTAGCATCATAAGTAGAGGTATCAGATTTTAACTGGTAGTTATCCAATGGAAGATTAGATGTTAAATCAGTTAAAGAAACTCCTGCAATAGCATTTTCAGTATCATCCCAAATAAGTAATTCATCATCAGCAGGAACAAATGTTGTTGAATAAGGTGTGTGAAATAATGTATCGGGATTGATAAGATTAAATCCTGTCATATCTATATCCTGTAATACTACATGATTCCAAAGACTATCGCCATCAGCCCCTCCCCCGCTTGATACGGAATCATAACTTGTAACCCCAGTAATAGGATCATAGTATATTCCAAAAGCTGTTGTTGCAGTGTCTATTCCATATTTATTAACCTTATCTACCCAAGAGGTTAATATGTCGGCAGAGGTAGTCGTAGTAATATCTACTCCAAAAGCATTATTCTCAGTATGGAAATACTCAACCTTAACAGATACCTTATTGTTATTTTCGGCAGATGCAATTACTCTTGAATAAACTGGTATCATTATGGAATCATAAGTAGAAGATAATCTCGGTGAGGCAATGAATAAACTATCCCAAAACATTCCTGTCCTTACTGTTGTTGAACTATCAATAACAGTAATATAATTGACACTGTATTGCACAGAGAAGTTAACTTTTATCAGACCAATATCATTTGCTGCTGTTACTACTAATGTACCAATATTTCCTCCTGCGTCTGGCCAAGATTTAAAAATAATGTATGATAATGAAGGTACTGTATCAAAACACATAATATTATTATGAAGATCACTTCCATAATTTGATTGTCTTCCGTTTGTTTTTACTGAACCAAAATTAGCAAGTGAAAATTGACTATCGTTATACGAGAATGTATTTAACGATCCTAATCCATAAGATTCTCCACCATGCAATCCTATATCAACATAACTTCCTAAATTTGGTGGATTAACTCCTTCATGATTAATCCTAATCAACTCATTACTATCTACATCATAGATAATAGAATTAGATTGTCCAGTAAGAGATAATTCTCCTATTATATCAAACTTAGTTCTTGGATTATCTGTTCCTATACCAACAGAGTCATTTATATTTTTAAGTGTAGTAAAGTTGTTTGTTCTCTTAAAGTACCCTGTGTCAACAAGTGCTATTAAACTATCCACATCATTCCATGTAGTAATTAAAGTAGTGTCTACTTCGACAGTAGCATCCTGAGTCTGGTTGTAAGCAAAATCTTTAATCCCAAAGCCATCTATAATATACTTACTGGTATCACCCTCATTACCTATCACACTATCTTGTTCAACAGGAATATCAACAGCATCCCATGTGCCGTCAATATTGAGAAACTCATTTCCTGTAAATACAGGTAAGGCATCAGGAACTAACCCTCTTGTTTCACCATCATACTCATGAATAGTATCTCCTGTACCTGAACTAATATTCATTATTCCAGTAGCCTGAGCAAATGTTAAATTCTGTAATTCATTGGTTATGCTACCATCAACCTCAGTAGTTAAATAACCTTGATCGTTAACCCAGTATTGTGTTGCAATAACATTAGTATCAGACCACGATATAAACCCACTTACATTTGGAAAATCTGCTCTAATATTTGTTGCTGTATCATTAAGAGCATATAAAGAAGCAACTTTACTACTATCAGCTTCCCACTCTACATTATCTGTTTGATTATAGAACTCTCCTACCAATCCCCATCCTACAGTATGATGTTTTGTAGTATCTCCTTCATTACCTATAACAGAATCTTGTTCTGTGAATGATGTAAGATAACCCTGCTGTTCTACCCAATATTTTGTAGCATCGTAGGTAGTGGTATCATCATATAGCTGAAAAGAGGTAATGCTATTGATAAAATCATGTCTGTTAATCTTATTGACTACGCTATCATAGTGATTCCATAGCATAATGTATCCAGCATCAATAGTATCAGCAAGATCAGAAAATATCGGATATTGTGTTTCAGGCTGAATTGTAAATCCTTTTGGAATATACTCAGTTACTCCAAAGTTATCGTTTGCAGCAACACCCTGAATCCATATTGGAGCAATGTAACTTGCTGTATTATCGTCATATAATTTAGATAGTATTATATTACTAAACTGATATTGATTACCTGCTAACTTATAACTATCCTTACTCTTATATCTTGTAAACTTAAATCCTGTCCAATTTTCTCCATTATTCCCTATAAAATAATCATCAGTTGTTGATAGGTTTTGGGTCATTATATGATTACCTAAGTTATCTGCTACTGCTGTTCCCGGAGGAGTTGCCCATGTACCATCTGCCCTCATATAGTTAGATGTTCCACCTCCAGATTGAGGAACTAATCCTCTATTAGCAGAACCAAATAAATTTATTGTATCGCCAGTTCCATCACTAATATTCATTATACCAGTTGACTTATCATAAGTAAGTAATTGAAGTTCGTTAGTAGATGATGTATCATGATCATCAGTTATTAATTGGTAATAATCTAATGTATCAAGGTTAGCATAGTAAGCAAGAGTATCCCAATTAGGTTCAGGAAAAGGAACAACATTTAGAGCGTACCTTGCTGTATCTGCATACCTAAGTGACCATTGCTCTTGACTGATAGCAATAACAGTATCTCTAGCATCATCAATAAAATGAGGGTCTATTTCATCATAGTATAATGCAGTATCCGAATATATAGCATGAATAACACTATCGGGCATAGGTGCATAGTTAGCACTATCTGAATGAAGACTCGTTAATGAATATCGTGACGTGTCTACATACATTAAATTCCACTGTTCCTGAGAAACACTTATAATAGAATCTCGAACATTAGATAAGAATATAGGGTCTTGTTCATTATAATAAAATGTAGTATCTGAATAGATTACTGAATCCTGAGAAGGTAAATTAAGATATGTTTGAAAATTAGCTGTATCTCCTATTACTTGATTGCCTAATACATGAAGATTAGGATATATATAGAGAGGAGGTAATATTGGAGATTTTATAGTAATGCTAACAATATCCCAAACCGACATTGAGTTATTAGGAGTATGAATAAATTTTGTTACTGAGTCAGTAGAGGGAAGGACAGCATATATCACATTAGTAATAATACAAGTATCTGTTGCTGGTTCACTCCATTCAATAATAATTGTGTCTGCTATATTACCAAGTACTCTTTCATCAGCAACAACCCAAACCTCATTTGTAGTCCACGGAGTTGCTAATCCACTACCATTATCGGGATTTTCATAAATGTAATCTATATGTTGTTCCGGTAAAGTAAATAAGTATATGGTATCTATATTCATGCTTACATAACTACTATCTTTAGCATAATTAAAAGAATATCTGGAAGTATCAGTATAAGTTAATAACCATTGTTCTTGGCTTATAGAAAGTACACTATCTCGAACATCAGCAGTAAAGTAAGGGTCTGTTTCATTTACTGATTGTGCAGTATCATACGTAATTTCTCCTGTTAATGTATCGTAATATAGAATATTAGATTTAGCTAAATTACTAATCAATGGAGCATATACTTCCCCTGTAGCATTAATATGAAATACCTTAGTAGTATCATTAGCTTTATATCCAAGACTATCCTTAGTGGCATAAAATGAGTTATAATGATTTTCTAAAGAGCCATTAAACAAATAGAATGGATTATTACCTTCTTCAGATAAATCTAAAGACATTGCAGTATAGCCTGCTTCATCACTATTACTTCTATCTATTATAAACTGTAAGGTTGGAATATAAGATAATCCCACACCGTTAGTATCATATACACCAAAACCTGCTGGATTAATTAAATCAGAAGAAACATTTAAAAAACCTCTAACATCTAATGTACCATTAGGATAATCAGTACCAATAGCAACAACATTACCTGAATCTACAAGAGATATAATATCATAACCTTCCGTACTATATGTTGATTTCCATAGAGTATCTCCCGTATAAGGAATTATTGTAGAGTTACTGAATAAAGAACTATCTGCCTTATATAGAGTCCCATTTTCATCAAACCCTGCAACATATTTAACAGTAGATTCGGGAATACCAGTAAACTTATAATTACTATCGGTTATAGATAGCACTGTATTCATAGCACTTTCTATATAAAGATTAAATGTATCAGCAGTTATCGTAGCATTTTCTTTACTATTAATAGCTACCGAAGTATGATTTCCAGCAAATAGTTCAACAGAATGCCTTCCTCCAACAGTCTTATTCATAGACGCACTCAATCCACTTGTAGTCCCATCAAGTAAATTAACTCCCATAATAGTTCTCACTAACATTTCACTTTCACTCCAAACATGGTCTATCATCCATACACTATCTTCTAATATACCAAACACTAAATTAGAATCGTTACCAAATAAACCAGTATTATAATGTCCAAATATAGTATTCTTGTAATTAACCATAAAACTTGAATCCACAACTACATGATTGTAAGTTTTAATAGTATCATCAGGAACTTCATACCAATAACTATTTAGTGCATATCCGGCTGTGTCTGCATAGAGTACACTGTCAATGGATAAGTACATCTTAAAGATAGTATCGTTTCTTGTAACAAGTACAGTATCAGATTCAGCAAGAGGAACAGTCAAAAATACATTAGTAGTATCATCTTTAATGTTAGTAGAGTAAAGTCCATACCAAGGAGAGGAGGCTAATCCCATTGATGATTTAGATATTCCGGGTACATTAAATCTATAGATACCATTAGGATCAATAATCACATAACCATTACCTCCAGATAAGATAAATCTATCAGGTGAGTTTAAATTAAGAGTACTATCAAAAGTAGTATATCGTATAGATGCCTGTCCACCATCTAACATATATAAAGTAGTACTTGTTCCAGGATATATAGTATCTAATGTTATCTCTGTAATAACTTTAAGTGGAGCATAAACATTTATTTCTTCTCCAACAGATTGAGAAGTGTGAAAGATACTATCAATTAATAAATTTCCATCAATTTTTAAGTCATTATCAATATAAACAGGTAAAAAAGATTTATTGCGAATACTATCATTATGATTATACCACATAGTAATAGTACTATCAGTTACTATTGTTAAAATGCTATCATGAATATCTTCATTCCAATCTTGATTTAATTCATAACCAAGATTTTTTAAACGATCAAGTACCCACATTTTAGTGGGTACTTGAGAAAAAGCAGAAAATGAAACTATCAAAAAAAGCAGTGATATAATAAATCTTTTCATAAACTATTAATCTTTGTGATCTTTGGTAAAATCTCCTAAATAATTAGTTCCATCATATGTAAATTCAATTTTATCAATTCCACTACTTACAGTTCCAGTATAATCTGTTCCACCTGTCCATAAAATTATAGGATCGAAATAGACTGGAAATGCAGTACTACTTGTATCATGCACTAGTATTAATGTTAATCTTGCAGGATAAGAAGGATCAATTAATGTGAAGTTTACTGTATCAACAACAGTAACAGTTTGTAAATTACCAAGTTTCCAATTAATACTTGTTTCTACAGTATCACCTGCTACAGCAGTAAATGTGTTTGTGACAACATTATCAAACATTGCTGTTTTAGTTACTGTCAAAAAAGGTGTTTCCATTTTAATTTTGGCATTTACTTCATCAGGTGTAAGAATATTTTTCTTTCTTTGACCAAATGAAGTACCTACTACCAATAAGGATAGTACAATAAGTAAGAGTTTTGCTTTCATGATTTTTTAATTTTAATTGTTATTCTTTGTATTTTCTTGTTAATCTAAACATTAAATCGAAATATCCACTATTGGTATCTGCACTAACAGATTCAACTTCTATTATTAGAAATGGATAAGTAAAAAATTCTTTCTCCATTGTTAGTGATGTACTTCCTTCAAATAATAGTGTATCTCCATAAGCTACATAAGAATTAGTACTATCTGCATCATCAGCTACTTTAAATCTTACATATAATGAGTCTTCAATAGATGCTGATGTTCCAATCACATTAAAACCAGCAGCATTTAATGGCATTTCTAAAATAATAGTAGTATCAGAAAATAAAAATCCACCTGTAATTGTATCTAATGCAAGATCATTTAATACATAAAATGGTCTGTGTTTTACACCTATTTGTGAAAATCCTGTTACACAAATGATTGTAAATAATACTATAAAAAATAACTTTTTCATATTTTTAAATTATGGTGTTGATATTGTATATACTATTGAAGGATTAAAATACATTACATCTGCTGATATTGCAATACCTACTGGTTGTATTAAATCTCCACCTGACGGTATTGTTTGTGTAAATTCTCCTGTTGTAGCACTTAAATAAACAATTCCTGAACTACCACCTACTGTTAATGTCCATGCATCATTTCTTACATATCCTCTTTCTATGAATTGTCCAGATGTAGTATTAGCATCTTCTATTGCCATCCACAAACAAGGTGCTGTAGATGTAGCACTTGCATCTGCTTGCCAAAGTTTTCCATCAGATTTCATATAACAGAGATCAAATTGTTTTACATCTTCTCCTGTTGTATGAGTAGAAATGATACCATTAAATTGTTGATCAGCATTAGGTGAACTATCAAATTCTAATGTATTATTAATTACTATACTTTTTTCAGAAAAGTCACCATCTATTAGTTTAGATGTTGATGAATTTCCTATAATGAGTTTGTTATCACCTGTTTCTGTTAATCCAGATTGATAGCCTATAAATACATTACCTGATTTTTTATGTTTTGTACTATTACCACTTCCTGATTGATAACCAATATAAACAGAAGTTGTTGAGTTAGTATCGTAAGCTGCTGCTTCATAACCTATTGCTACTGAATTAGCACCAAAGTCATTTTCATATCCTGCTTTATAACCAATAAATACATTGTTATTTCCAGTAGCATGATTGTATAATACACTACTACCAATTGCTGTATTATAAGAGGCTGTATGAGTTGCATTTTTTATAGCATTACTACCTATTACAGTATTACCACCACCAGTAGTATTTGCATATAAAGAATAATATCCAATTGTTGTATTTTCATCACCAGTAGTATTTCCATATAATGATCTTTCTCCAATTCCAGTATTATAATCTCCTGACATTGTTAGATTTCCAGCATTATAACCAAGAAATGAATTACCAGTTCCTATTGAATGAGCAAAATTAGCACCACCTAATTTAATAATACCAGTTGTTGATGTTGTAGCTGGAAGATATAAATTTCCTGAAAGCCCAACACTACCATCTACATCTAATTCATGTGCAGGAGAATTTGTACCAACTCCAAGATAATCACTTAATGTAGTAGCATATAAAGCACCTATGTCATTATCTCTTGTCCAATATCCAGTAACAGAATCAGTAACTTTATTTGCATCAATATAGTAAAGATTTTCAGCACCATTTTTATCAATACCTACAAGATAATAATCAGAAGATGTTAATCCTGAATCATCTTGTAATCCTGAAAATATTACTGTAGTATCAGCTTCAAGAAAATGATTGCTTTTATTTGTAATTGTAGTTCCTACCAATGACCATAATGTTGTATCAGCATTTAAAATAATAACTGTATCTGTTACTATATTATTTCCGTATGTATAAATAAACAAACTATCAGAATTTGTAGAAATTCCAGTTGTATTTTTATAGTAATTAAAGATTGCTGTATCTGCTTTTATATCATTTAATACTTCTAACTGTTCAGTTGGTGTTCTTGTACCTATACCTGTGAGTGTAGATGTATCTGTAATAAACATAAAATTATTTGCTGTGTCAACTGTCCATCCAAACAATGTATCCATTTCAGCATGAGTAAGATAATATAATCCTGAATCTGCAGAATTATATACAATCATTCTTATCGTACTCATATCATCTATTTCTTTAACCACAATATTTGCAAAAATTGTAGTATCAAATACAGAAAATCCTGTTACATTGAAATTACCATTAACTTTAGCATCTGTAATATCAGGTCTTGTATAAATTAATCCACCAGTTTTATACCATAAAGTATCAACTCCACCTGTACCAGCTACAAAGTTTACAGTTCCATCAGTATTTACAACAATATATTTATTAGTATCTGGTAGTTCAATATTTCCTGCAACAATCATTGTACTATCTGGCTGACCTATTAATGCTGATATTGCATATTTATTTGATATTTCATATAATGCTGTAGCTGCTGAACATCCTGTTGGTAATACATAAAGTGTGTTTGTTTCAGCACTTAATACTAATGATGCAGGAACAACTGTTGATGTTGAAATATCTGTTGAATCATCAGCAACTCTAAATATATTTGTCCTTATTTGAGAAAATACTGATACAGAGATCAGTAGGAACAATATTGTAAATAATTTTTTCATTTTATCTTACAATTACAATGTTTGAATTCTCTTGTGGTATGTTTTCCAAAGTTACAACATTATTTAATATTGTATATTCGGATGAAGAAATTAATATTCCATTAATAAATATTGATGATTCTGGCCTGAGTACAATAGATTCTTCTGGAACTATTATAACTGCTTGATCCCCAGGATTTAATGATGGTGGAGTAACATAAATTGTTTCATACTTATTTATTTTTTCAGGTGCTTTTTTAACAGATGATACTCCTTCATTGTCAACACTTTGTATGGTTTTATATGCACCAAATGGGTATGTTTGTTTTAAATCATTCATTACTTTATGATTGTTATTCTGTCACCAACACTAAGACCATAAGATAATGTTACTGTTGTACCAGATACAATATAATCAGAACTTGGTATTGCAACACCATTGATGAAAATAATAGAATTACTATCAATCTCAAAAGCTAATGCATTAAATGTTTGCTTACCTTCAAGTTCAACAAATTCTTCAAACTTTGACGTTGCATCTTGATAGAAATAAGATAATCCATTCTCACATGTATATATTTGACTTGTAAATATTGATTCAAATTTTGCAATCCACATGTTTACATTTATACCTAATATGGCATAACAATTTTCAAGTTCTGAAAATGCAAATAATTCATCAAGTGCATCTTGTTCTCCATCATTATAATCAGAACTTCCTGCTGTTGCAGGTGCTTCTACATAATCAAAATCAATTTCTGATTTTTCTGTGAAATATGCCATTATATAGAAATATGACATTGTTTCACGAAGAAGTTGTTCAGTATCAGGTGAATAACCATATGTATCCACATAGTCCATATAATATTCAAGCTTCTGAACATATCTGTCTATACCTTCACCTATCAGCAATCTAAATGCATGTTCTGTATATTTTACAAAACATGGTGATTGCAAAATGTCTTTATAAGCAACCAGAGAATTAATTGCCAGATAAATATCATTTCTTATTTGTTGTGATTTATTGTATTGTCCATTTGTACACAAATCTTGTGATGTTTGTGAACATTGACAAATTAAATTTCTTATGGTTGGTATTAATCTTGCTCTAAGTGTTGGATAATATCTTACATAATAATTATAATATGTTCCGGGTTGAAAACTTGTTGATTCACTACTATATCTTATTGATATAATATAAGAACCTTCTTCTGGAAATTCTAACAATTCAGGATCACCTTCTTGTAAGTATTCATTTTGAAGTACAAGTGTTTTATAATTGTTTTCAATCTGATACACATAATAGGTTACTGTACCACTTCCAATACACTCAATATAATAACCATCTAGTGTTCTATAAAATTTATATCCTGGCGTATTTATCCTCATAGTAGTAAAATTTTAAAAAGAGTGGGAGTTTCCTCCCACTCAGACAGACAAAAAAGAAAGGAAAAATTACGGGGTCAGTACTCCCGCTGCTGCGACAATATTATCCATCACATCATTCAGGTCAGCTACACCAATAGAATCTATTGAGATGAAATAAGTAGTAACTGAGTTTTTATGTCTCAACCAACCTGCAACAGATTCATTTTCATACTGCAATGTATGAATTGTGTACTGTGCAGTATCACTTGGTACAAGATACAAAAAGTCAGGATATGGTAATCCATGCAATGCTGACTGCCTGTAGGGGCCAGGTCTTCCATTCCATCCACCAGCTTCATATTCAATTTCTTTCAGTTCATAGCCATAGTTTGTACCATAAACCATTGCAACTGAAGCATTGTTAATTGTGCACCATGAGCAGTTTGAACCTGACATGGAAGCATAACCTTGAATTTGACGAAGTTTGAAGAACTTAGGATTAATGTTCACAAAACTGTACATTGAAGACAAAGGCTTCACTGTAATTGTGATAGTGGCTGCTGCTGTGCTATCAAGTGTGATAAGTTCAGCAAGTGTTCCTGTTCCACCAATTGTACCTGAACCTGCTCCAGAAACACCAGTAGTATAGGTAATAGTAGATGCACCACCTGAACCTGTGTAAGCAATTGACAAATCCATGAACTGATCTTCATCATTCACAATACCCATGAACAAGTCATACAGTACTTTGTTTGCATAAGCAGCATCTTCACTTGCTAATGCACAATGTGTATCAGATACAAAGGTTTTTTTGGCTTGATTGTAACCAAACCTGCCATAAATCTCTGTGTTTCCACGGAATTCAATTCCAATTCCATATTCACTGCCAGACAACACCTGATCATAATTAGGTGTAATTAGAATTTGCTGATTAACTGCTGTTGCTGCTGCAGATTCATTGTAAGACCTGATGTTTCTCAATTGAATATATTGACCTGCACTCCTGTAAATAACACCAGTTGTTCCAAGAGTTCCAGTCAAACCTTTAAATGCAACATAAAAAGCATCAGGTACATTAGCTGCTCCAGCACCACTGCCAGCACCCAAGTTCACAGCAGTATCATTTGATGCATCAAATACTCCCCATGCACCATCAGCCATGGCTGAGATATGACCAGAAGTTACTGCTGCTGAATTAGGAAGTACCAATAGTGTGTAAACGTCATTAAGTGTACTCATGATATTTTAATTTAATTGTTTAAGATTAAGTTTGTTTTGTTTTAATTGATAAGCTGTTGGTAATTCTAATTCACCTGCAGCCAAGAGCACAGCTATATCTACAATCTCTGTATGAGTATGTTCTGGAAGTTCACAATCTACAGAGCCAGTAAGAACTGTTCCTCCGGGAAGAGTATATCCACCTGCAAGAAAGTCCTTAGCATTGTGTATATAGACATGTCTTTTTATATAGTCAAGTCTGAAAGTTGAAATCAGAAAATCAGCATGATAAGCTTTTATTCCTGTATTAAGAAATCTCACATTAAGTTGCCCCCATTGAAATGATGAATTATAAAAAGAACGATTTTCACTTCTATTATTATGTTTGATAACTGTTACATCCATCTTTCTTCCACCACATGTTTTGAGTTGATCCTGATCAATGTATGCAATAGCATTAACTGATTGATATGCAAGATAATCTGTTGGTAGTGAGTATATAGTATATCCAGTTCCTTGTGATGCTACTGTACAATAATGATCATCAACTACTAGTGGATAAATATCATCAATTGTTCTTTGAAAGGTTTCAAACCCTAAGTGATTTCTTAACCTAGGTACTGCTATAAGTAATGCAAATAACTGAAGAGCTTCATTGAGAATCCAATCAATCTCAGGAATTTTAAGATTTCTGTATTCTTGTGAATCAAGCTTATTAAGCTTTCGCTTAAAGTCATAATGCATGTCAGCGATTTTCATCTTAACTGTTTAACTTTTCTAAAATGATAGCTTTTAATTTCTGATTTTTTACATCTGAAAAATATTCAATAGTACTTTCAATGTCAAAACCTACCTGATCTCCCATATAGTATATTGCTGAACCATCTTTTGTAAGGATGTTTCTATGAATTGCTTCTAATACTGCAGCTCTGATATAAACCATAGCATTATCCATTTCTGCATATTTTACGAATTCAACTGGTTTTTCAGTAACAATCTTATCAATTTCTACATTAACAAAATCATCACTCATACCTCTTGCTGATTTGTCTGACAAAATTTGAATGATGTTAATCTTTTCATCTTTTGACATTTTTAATGATAATGAAGTAGCTTTATTTTTCAGTTCAACTTTTTTAGCTTTAATTTCAACTTCTTCTTGTTCATCAAAAATAACATGATGAGCATCAGGCCATAAACCTTCTTCCCATTCCTTCATTGAATTTGCAACAAACTTACTTGCTTTTAATATTTTAACCTTAATTTCATCAAGTGGTTTGGATGTGTCAAAGATCGTTGTTGAATTTGGCAATTTTATCATTGCTGCTGCTGTATTCCAAAATGGATGCGGTTGTTCATGATTAAAATTATCAGATAAATCAAATCCTGTTAATTTTCCTAATCTTACTTTATCTTCTTCTGTAAGTCCTGTAGAATATTTTTGTGTTTGTTCATCATACAGTGCTTCAATTACTTTAGGTCTTGTGAAATCTTCCTTTCCTGATTTCTCATGCCATTTCTTCAATGGTAATGGTCTAACTTCTACTAGCATATTTGTCTGTTTTTAATGTTTAATTAATTTGCAGTAGGGATGTTTTCCCTACTGCAAATATAATTGATTATTAGTTACGTGATAAGATTAATTCACCACATTTGGTAATATCTTCAACATGAATACCACATTGTTTTTCAACATGCATTTCATAATAGTTACCTGAATGTGACATAAGTTTTCCGTTATTTGGCCCATAAGGGTTCACAAGACCAGCTACATAGCCAAGTTTGTAGCCATTTTTCTTGTTAATAACCCTGATATTTGAACTTGCTCCTTGTCCTGAAAAATCAAGGAAAGTAATCCTCATTGATTCCATTGGATAACCACTTACAGGATCAATTTCAAAGTTGATTTCACGATCATCGTAGAGAGGATTATGAATGAGTTCAAGTTCTGCTCCATTTGCCATCTGGTATTTTGTAAACTGATAACCAGCTTCCAATGCATTTTGATGGAAAGGTGAAGTTGTTTTCCTCATTGTAAGGTCTTGAACAACAGTAATGAAACCAGTTCTTTCAGCCCAATTTTGAATTGCCCTGTGGAAAAGGATCATTCCATATTCACCAGTGAAACCTTTGATTTTCCTACCACTTCCGGGTTTTACCCTTGAATAGAAAATGTCCATCAAATATTCTTCAACCAGTTTTGCTGTTAAGAATGAGTAATAGTGAATGTGAGAATCCTCAAGCTGTTCCTGTAAACCGGGGCCAGTCCTGACAGGTCTTCCATTTGCACCAAGTACTGTATCTGTTGAACGTGAATACCAGAAACCTCTTTCAATTTCCCTGTACCATTGTTCCCAATACTCTACTTCGGCATACTTAATCCATGAATCATGGTAATTTCCTTTGCTGTCAGGAATTTTTACTGCTAATACTTCATCAGCAGCATCACCTGTTACTTTGTATTTTTTACGATACCTTGACATGTGATTTCTCAATGCAATTGGCATCGAGTATTGAGTGCTACCTGATTGTTCAGCAGCTTCTTCATACTGTGAGAACAATTTTGCCCACTGTTGTCCGGGAGCAAAATATTTTGCAGGTACATAAGCAGCATCATCATCATTCATTAGCCTTGCAAGATAGAGGAAACCAGTTCCACTTTTCTTACCTTCTTCCTGAATACGACATTGATACTTTTTGTTTGATGTTCCGGGAGAAACAATATCTCCAGGTTCCCAATGCTTCTCATCAACTTTAAGTTTAATAAGGTTTTTGTAACGCCCTGCTTGTGTTGCTACAGCACTGTCAGAATAACTGCCAATGTTCTCTGTTACTACAAGTGGTCTTGTTACAGCACCTTTAAGTTCCCATTCCCATTCAGTTGAGGTAATGGTTTCTTCTCTACCAACACCCATTAGATTCATGCTAAGTGGGTTATCAGAATACCTATGTGCCGTGAAGAGTTGGTTCATCTTTCCTTCAAACACATGAGGTTTTGCTATCAGTGCTGCTCCAAGATGATTCAACTCTGTCATATTGGCATGCCAAGGCATCTGTTTGGTAATAAGACTGCTTTGTAATTGTGCCATAATTTAAGAGTTTTTACTATTAATTTTTAATCGTTAAAATAATCAGATAATGATTTTTTATTAGAACTTCCAGAACTTATCGTTTTTGATCCTTTTTGTGTTGATTCAAGTTTCCTTTTAATGTTAATTGTTTTCTTTGTTTCAATTGTTCTTTCCAAGTCTTTTAAGTCAAAGTTATTTTTTACAAGTTTTGCTAACAAAATAAGGGTATCATGTTTATCAGTCAAATTTTTCATGTCAGCTTGAAACTGAGTTATATATCTGTTTTGACCAATTTTTACAGCAGGTTTTGTTATGTATCCTAGAAGCTCTGATTTATCTTTTTTGTTGATAACTATGTTATTTACTTCTTCAACAGTATTAAGTGATTCTGTAAGTTTCTTTATGAAAGCAACTTTGTCTTGTTCACGAAGATTTTTTCTTTCTTCTTCTTGTTTTACAATTGCTTCTTTGAGTTGTTCTTCCTCAGTATTAATTTTCTGTTCGTAGCTTTGTGCAAACTTTTTTAGTTTTGCAGTACTTTGTAACCACTCAATCCTATCATCAATATCATCTGCTGACATATTTTCGTATGCTGAAAGGTAATGTCTGACAATATTTTCTTGATATTTTTTATCTTCAATATTACCTTCTGGCCTTTCAGTACCCCTTTTCATTAACTCAAAGAACTGCTTTGTATCACCACCTTCTTTTTTAAATTTTAAGAATCTTTTAGCATCATCATCAAGTTCACTAAAAAAAGCTTCAAATGTTTCATCAACCCTTGCTTCTACTTCTGCATCTTGAAGTTCGATGAATTTTTCTTGATCAATTTCTTGTGTTTCATCAATTTCAACATTAGCAAATACTCCTGCTTCTTTTAATTCACTTGCCAGTACTTTAAAGAACTCTTTGTTTTTTGTTGATGGTTCTTCTGTTTCTTCTGTTTCTGTTTCAGAGAATGGTTCTAATTCTCCTTCGTCTCCATCTCCCCCTTCACTTTTGTCTCCGTCTCCACTATCTCCGTCTCCACTTCCGGTATCACTTCCATCTTTATTGTCGTCTCCTCTTCCTTTTTCTTTGGATTCTTTTTTGGAGCTTTTAGATTTCTTGGTACTTTTCTCATCTTTTTCTAATTTAAGTTGTTCAATTTCTTCTTGCGACAATGGGCTTTCCTCAGTTTCTTCTTCAAAAAGTTTAACTCCTTCACCATCCCATGTAAAATTGTCGAGTTCCATGTCTTCTTTTTCTGTCATTTCCATACAAAGTTAAGTTTAAATATTAATAATTATTCAGTTTGATTATGAATGTCTCCTAATAGCGTTAATTATTTACTGGTAGATTTTGATGCTTTTTTATTTTCAATTTTGATTTTTTCTTTATCTACTTCTTTTTGGTGTTCAAACTTACGTTCATCCAATGATTGTTTTCTATCTTTTAATGCCAGTTCAACTCCTTTTGTTGCAACTTCCAGTACATCAGGTATGTTATCATTATCTATATCCTTATCTTCATTGAATCCCATGGCAAGAATTACTTGTTTTTGTATTTCTGTTTTGCGATTTTCTTCTTCTTTTAATATAATTAACTCTTTTGCTCTTTCATGATCTGCTTTTTTGTTTTCTTCTTCCATTGCCATTAGTTCTTTTTGACCTGATATTTTACGTTCTTCGATGTCCATCTTTCTTTTCTGCATCTTTTCTTCTCCAACCATCAGGAACTCTTCTGCTTCTGGAATACTCTCTGCTCTAAGAACTTTTATTGCATCACTCATTTCAAGCATCTGATTTTGTATTGCTGCATTAGCAAATAATCTTACATCTTGCTTAACATCATTAGCTTGCATTGAGTCTGCTACAAATAAACCAAAATGTGATATATTCAACAATTCTTTATCAAGTCTAATCAGTTCCCTTGAAAAATCATCCATTATATAATCAAGGTATTTTTTATCACCTATGGCATAACAATATTTACCAATATTTATTAATGCTGTAAGTACATTTCTTTTTATAGAATTATGTAGTTCAAAGTAAGGTTCTATTACATATCCACTGTTTGTTAATGCTTTATCTGTTGTTTGTGCAGTTTGATATTGTCCAATTCTACCTTCCATTTCTTTTGTTACACCAATAGAAGCACCACATCTAATATCCATGTACTCAGCAAGTCGTATATATTTTTCAATATCACTTGCCAATGACATATCAATTTCCTTTGCAGAAGTGGCAATATCCCCTTCACGATTACCTTCTTCGTTAGGATTTAAAAATCCAATCTTTAATGCTTCTGCATAGTAAAGCCATTTTTGCATATCAATCTTTTGTGATTGAGGTATCATGTTCATGTTCATCAGAAGAAGTTTACCCTTATCTGATGCCATTAATAGTTCCATTCTATACAGAATAACATTAAAATAGTATTGATAGATTTTCATTCTATCCATTGGTGATGTTGGCTGTGAATTCATATCATCATACACAGCACCCATATAATGTAATTTGCAGTTGTATGGGTCTTCAATATTTATAACTTGTCCGGGAACAGGTCTTAGTCTTGCATAAATATCTCTGTTTATTTTATATCCCTCATATACTCTTGGTATCCATTGCCAATCTACTGATATATGACCTGCTTGCTTATCCATCTTAAATGTTTCATCAACAATGGTTGTTTGAATTTCTCCTACCTCATCTATGTAATTGAGAAATCCAATTTTTTCAAGAGCTTTCCACTCCCTATGAAGTACTCTTATTTTTGAATCATCACTTGATGAGTTAAATGAAAACTCTATATCTTCTGATGTACCTGAATTATAATCTTCATATAACTCATCAATTTCTTTTTCTGTTAGCTCATCACCAAATAACTCAATTATTTGTGTAGGTGATAACCACATTTCTACACCAGCCCATTCACCATCTTCAATAAAATCAGTATCCTTTGATTTATCAAAGTTAAAATACATTGGATTGATAACTTCAAATAATGGTTTATAGTCACTCATTCCAACCCAATAAACTTCATAAGCTGAGAGCATTGCATGTTTCCATCCCTTATTAAACTTTCTTTTGCATTGTTGTTCCTGTATAATATACTTGAGAATCTGAGATGCCATTACTTCTGCAGGGTCTTGATGTTTACGTTTCATGTAAATCATAACCTCTTCAGGAGTTTGAGCATTTATTTCTTCAGCCATCTGTTGCTGAATTTGTTGCTGTTGTTGTGGACTTAATTGTTGTCCTTGTAATTGTTGTGCATATTTCATTTGAACTTCCTGTTGTATTGGAAGCATAATTTGTTGCACAACATATTCTCTATATCTTTTAAATGCCTCTTGTTCTTTTCTTGTTGTAGCATCTTCATTTACTGCAAATACACGCCATGGAAAAGGTCTTTCCATTTCCATACCTAGCAGTACTTTGATCTTGTTAGATACAATGTCTTTATTTGTGAAGTCTGCAGGAAGCTCTCCTACTTCATTCCCTAATGGATTTATCACATATTCAAAATCTTTCCTGTTAATGATACCATTAAAGAGATCATAATTAGTTTTCTGTCTCATATAATCAGTACTATCATAGAATATACTTGTATTATAAGTTGTTCTATGATCAAGAAAGTCAATAGTATCTTTATACCATTGTTTTTCATTGGCATTTTTTGCCGCAGAGGATAATCTCCTGTCTCTTCCAATCATGATTAATTTCTTTTAAATAGTTGAAGTTCAAGTAATTGTTGAGCAGTACTGTGCTGTTGGTTTTCTTCGTATTCTTTTCCTTCTTCTTCTTCCTGTAGCTGGAACATGACCATCATAAAAGCCATAACTCTGTCAAAGTTACCTTTTCTATTATAAGCTATCAATTCTTCAATTAATCCGGGTGAATAAATTTTTTCCAAATTTAACACTTTATTTCCATTTTCATCCCAATCCCTTATGTCAAGTAGCCATTTTTTTATATATTTCTCTCCTGCATCCTTTAATTTTTCTGTCATGTGAATACCATAAACCCTAGCTACCTTTGAGTTTTTAATGTTTTTAGATATGACAGCATCAGGTTGTGCAGCCAAAAGATATAATCTTTTTTTCTGTCTAAAATAATTTTTTACTTCAAGTACTTCATTTTCATGCATCAATTCAAGATTGTAAATCATGGCAAGATACATGACATTCTTATTAAATGTATCAAAATCTTTTGGTCTTCCTACATATTCAGCTACAATTGTATCACCTGAATATGAAAATTTGTTTCTTGATTTATAAACATAAAAAGCACCTAATGATGCTCCTGATGATTGATCTTGTCTGTATGGGTCATATCCTGCTTTATATAATCCTCTTGGTGCATTAGGTATTGGAGATTCATAGATAACAACACAACCTGTATTATCCATTGTATCTTTTGGTGGATATGCATTTACTGGTGAAAGTTTACTTGAAAGATCAGGTTTCATTGATGGTGCTTGAAGTTCTGTATCCCAATATAATTCAACAGGTTGTGCTTTTTTCTTAAATAATCCCTCAGAGTTAATCTTATTAAGCTGATTTCTTAATTCTATAACTGGAAAATCATTAGTTGATACATCCAGAAATGATTCTTCTGGTGTGAAAGAATATTGTTGGATATAGTTTTGAAAGTCTGTTGAGTTACTTTCTTCTTCAAGTTCTTTTCTATATTTTAATTCATATTCGTATGCAGATACTTTATCACTATTACCATGTTTGTCAATAAATCCCGGCTTACACCAGTAGTCAGGAACATAAAATCCACATTTAACATTTGGTGCTACTTTTGGAGACCATATATTATTAAAAGGTAATAATCTATTTATTTTTGGATGATAAAAAAGATTAGCAAAATCAGTTGTTCCACTTTCCATGTCACCACCTGTACCAAATATAATTGCTTGACCTGTAGTATAAATACCATCTTCAAGTGTAGGTCTTGTTTTAGTGTATGATTCTTTTAAATTAGGAAACATACCTGCTTCTTCAAATAATACAAGTGTACCATCTTTACCAATAGCTGCATTAGGATTATTTTGAAATGTTAAAGCAAGTATTGTAGATTTGTATCCTTTCTCTACTGTAATATTATTATCATCTGTTTCTGCAAATGAGGCTTTCTTATGATTTACTTTATCAGTATATTCTCTTGCTTTTGCCCACCCTGTATATTCATTAAAGAAGTTAATGTAATCAGATGCCATTTTCATTGTACCTTCTGGATACATATATTCTTTTACATAAGCACCTACTACTGATACTGAATTTCTAACAGTATTATATCTGTTTGCAAGTAAGAATCCATTCTTGTAACTAAATCCTTTACGTCTTGATTTACCTACAATCATGTGCCAGCCACCATTAAGATAATCAGGTTCTATTATTACTTCTAATCCTAGTGCTTCATATTCTTCAATTGTTGCACCCCATCTTGCAATATCTAGTGTCCAGAAATAATTATAATCTAAATCCCAAAAACTAGGAAATGTAACATCTTTAGCTGCACCTTTTCTTTTTCCTACAGTTCTTGTTCTTGTATTTTTTGACGCTACTGCTTCTGCTAAATCTTCAAATTCTTTTGTTAATTTTATTTGTCCAAAATTCAAATATCCATAATGGTCTCCTGTTATTTTTAAACCACCAGATGAATAACCATTTATACATCTGTTAATTTGTTCTTCCCAATATTGAGTCCATGCAGGACTTTCCCATGGATCAGCACAATAGTAACCATACTTGAGAAAATGTAATGCTTCTTCTCTTAGTCCTTCTGTGTTGACAAATATGCCATCTGAATTTTTTAGAGCATTAACTTGCATCTTCTTGTAATTCTATAACATTTAATGATTCACCTTCTTTCTTTAATGCTAGTTTCATTTTTTCTATTAGTCTTGTTTTCGACATTGGTATAGGCCAGCAATCACCATTTGTTAATCTGACAGTAGTTTCATTTGACATATTGGCATCATTAAAAGCACAAATATGGTCAATGTTAATATAAATATAACCTTCATCAAGAAGATCATTTCTTGAACTACCATTATCTATCATATCATCAATAAATTCTTTTGACGAATCTTGTGGTATGTAGTAAGTTTTTAATTTTAGTATGATCATATTATATTAATATAAATTTTATCGTTTATTGTTTTTATCAAATTTATTAATATAGTCATTGCTAACTTACTAGAGAATACACCATTTTCGTTTCTTGTTGTACCAACTAATATACAACCATCTGTATCAGAATGATAATTTCCAGCATGAATTCTTATCCCATCAAATCCTGGAACATTTAGCAATAGTGGTAGTTTCTTTTTAAATCTGTCTGAGTAGGTAAACACTACTTCATATTTTCCTTTTGGTATTGCAGTTCTTCCTTTTATCTTTTTATCTCTTTCTACATCTTCCAGTGTAAAAAGAGTTGTTCCATCATTCAATGTTAATACACCTTGTGTATGTATTTCAGTTGATGGTTCTCGTTTTAATGTCCATTCAATCATTTTGTGTTAGTATTGCTAGTCCTCCATTTTTTTCTAATTTTGAATATCCTTGTACAGAAAGTACATTTCTTGAGTAACACTTTGGACATTTTAATTTTGCATAACATCCCTTATAAGTGAATACTGTTTTACATTTTACACATTTGTATTTCATCGTTCAAATGGATTAACTCTTCTTTGTTTTGTTGCTCTTGATGATTCCAGTAATTCTTGTCTTACTTTATCACGAAGTCCTTGTAATGTTTTTAATACTTCTGCTGTTTCTTTTAATGCTCTTGTAATATCTGCTGGTTTATAAACAGCATTTCCCTGATTTGTTCTCGCACCAAAATCAAAACTATTAAAGAAACTAATCATCTTTTCAGCACCATGCATTGATGCTTCATAGAATCTTAATGATGGTGATGCTTTTTGTTGAAATTCATCTAGTGTATCAATTAATGGATTGATGTTAAGTTTTTCTTCTGTCATTAATATATTAATTTCTACACCACTAGGTAGATGTGATAGTATCTTTTCACTTCTTAATTCTTCTTTGTAGCCAATAAAAATATTACGTGAAGATTGAGATACCATAAAATATGCATAAGCAATAATATCAATTGCCAATTCTTTTTCGTAATTTTCCCATATATATCTGAATTCATCAATTAGTAATAATTCAGGTGATGGTAAAATTCTTGTACCTTCTACTATAAATAATCCTTCCATTGTTGTAGTTTGTCCATGTGTTTTTTAAAATGCTCTTTGTTTGCTTTTACGTAACTAAATAGCAAATTCATATATCTTGTGTATTGTTTCTCGGTAATAAGATTCTTTTCAAATCTCATTTGATTATATCCAGCCATCTTAATAATCATTCCGGGTAATACCATAAATGATCCAAGATAAGTGAATCTAATCAAAGGTAATACATCATCTGACATTTGCCTCCTGAGATGAATGAATGGGGTTTGGCATATAACTTTGAAATCTTCAAATGTCATATCTGGTTGTTCATTTCTTGAACAAAGATAGTCATAATATTGCTGTATTATATCATCACCTTTTGCCATATTAGATATTTTGTTCTAATTGCCTTTTTGATAGATTATCAAGATGTATTTCATACCATTCATCAAATGTAGTCCAGTATAAACATGATGGGCATTGATAAACATCAACATTATTATGATGTTGGAATTTCATTTTGTTCATTTCTGTTTTACATTCAGGACAAATAACAGACGATTCCCATAATGTTTTACGTATGAATTTAAAATTAGAATTTAATGATTTTTTTTCAAGATTATCTTCTCTTGAATAAAGAACATTAGCTATCCATTTATCAAATTCTTCTACAGTAATACCACCTTTATAGTATAAAGTTTGATCTTGTATTTGTTCCATTAATCCACCAGTACATTTTGTAGGATGATGATCTATCTTTTTATGTTTGTATGTCCTGTGTTTTTTCATAATGATAATTTTTCTGTTAATATCCTTCCTCACAAGCTTGGCAGCAAAATATAGGTGTTTTTGCTTCTGTTTTAGTAAATACTCTTTTACAATGTGGACATGTTTTAATGGGTTTTGGAAATGTTCCAGTTTCTTCAAATACTGTATTTGTTTTTTTCATGATTTTGGTTTTGAGTCTGTCAAATTAATTAGTCTAAATCTGTAATCTTGTATTTCTTCTTCTGGAAATAAAATAGGTAAGATTTTATTTCCTTTGATAAAGCCTTTGTCTTTCAGGCTTTTAAGGTAGTTCCCCAATCCACTGATAGAAATAGATAGTTTGTCCATTATCAGTTTACGTGCTGTAGTTCCAAATCTGTCATTTGCTATATCACCGCTTAGTGACATGAAGGATGCAAGTACTTCTATTTCTTTTGGTGTCAATGATATTGGTAGCATTGGATTGATAATTGCAAGGTGCTTTGCATAATAAGCATCCCTTGTAAGTCTTACTTCCTTTTTTATCATAGTTTTTTATCTTGACACAAAGTTAATATTAAAATGAATAATAATCCAAAAAAATCTGAAATATTTTTCAATTTAAAAATTCTAAAAAATTTTTTGGAGGTTAAAAATTTGTTGGAGATTTGTGAGAGGATGAATGCCCTTGATTCAAACCCCGCCCTATCATCGTTGGTTTTCTGTGTACCCCCCCACCAATGAAACCACAACAAGCTCACTGTCTCTCCACACAATGAATCCTATCACATAACCTAATCATTGTACCTTTTGGAAAGCTACTCTAATGCATACCTTGTCACACTTTGCAACCTGCATATACTACTTACCATTAATTAGTTCAAACCCTGACTTAATATCGCAATATTGCAACATGATGCCTAAAATCTGACAGTTATGGCAACAACTCTCATTCTTGAAAAGGTGACACCTTCCTCAAATGGTGGTTTTATCAACACATGGTCACAGGCAATCAATACCCCGTTGGGTATTATGCGTAGTGGCAATGAAGAACATCGTTATTGCACAAAGAGCAGAAACGAATTGTCTGTTGGTATGGAAGTAGAGATTGACCTCAACCAATGGGAAATCAGTGAATCCGACCCTTTTACAGGGAAAGACGGCAAAGAGTACACTACCAGATGGTTGCGTGTTAAATGATCCCAAAGCAGAACACAGATCATCGTGTTCTGCTATTCTTTATACAATTTAATTCAAACCCTTACTTATATCCAGTACTAACCTTTAAACATTTTACAACTATGAAACAAGCAATCGGTTGGCTACTCTTGCTCATTGCAATGATAGCAATTTTCTCGTTGTTGTCACCTGTAAGTGCACAGCAAATTGACAATGAATATGTAACAGTCAATTTGGATGGTGAAACTGCTAGTGTGACATTGAAATCGGTAAGCATTACCAGAGCTATCAATGAACTGGTGGATGCAAGTGTCAAAGGCAAACAAGCATCTCATGTTGTTACCAATGATAATGGTGATGATGTGTGGTTTGTTGATTACATTGACAAGACATACCTTGTCCTGTTCATTGATGAGCCTATTGCAGGTAGTCCATTCGCTAATACAACAGATGCCAAGAAAGCATTGAAGAAAGCCATGAAGGACTATTATGCAGCTAATAAAACACTGGTAGCCTATTATGCACCCCGGTAAACCAGCTTAACACTGAGAGCAGAAATGCTCTCTTTGTTTTTAGCAGTTAATTTTAATTCAAACCCTTGCTTAGTGCCAGTACTAACCTTTAATTATATTGTCATGACAAGGAAACAACAGTTTGAGAACAGCAGAGCTAAAGCTAAAGCAACCATAGTTGCTATAGTTGAGAAGAAGATTGACAGAGAGATTGAACAGATGTTTGGAAGACTCTCAAGATCATCCAGTTGGGGATAACCAGTTGAGGGCTGATTGCCCTCTTTCTATTTATAAACCTTAAAACTTAAATATATGGAAACAGACTTTGACTATTTAGAAAAAGCCATTAACATTTACCTTGATACTTATGGTAATAAACCTATTACACCAAGAGAATTAAGAACAATAGTTAATAATGCAAGAGTACTCAAGCAAAGAGAAAGGAAACCCAGAGTCATATTTTGGATTAACTAACAATCAGGAAGGTTAATAGCCTTCCTTTTCAATTGTTAATAAATTTAACATTTTTTAACAAAATAAATTTGACACGTATTATTTAAAAGCTTAGCTTTGTGCAGCCATCACCCCCACTCATATTAATATAATACTTAACTACTAGACAATAAATTAGGAGTTAATAAACCAAAACCAAAACTAACATTCAACTACTATTTTGGAAAGGGGTGCAGGGGAAAACCTTAGCTGATTGATTGGAGGCTTGCCAAGCTCACATATTTTTTCTTTCAGGAGCAACTATCAATATTGAAATTTGAAGCCTATATAATAAGGTATTGAGATTTAAACCCTATCTTAATGCCAGTAGCCCATCTTTTTCTTCCAGTAGTAACCATTGAGATTGAAAGCAAACTCTTACTTTTAATTAAAACCCTATCTTATTTTCGTGATAGATTATTCATATAAACCTGAATGATCCTTCATTGTGTGCTGATTACCGTCAACAAAAATTCAAACAAACACTTTGTTGAAAATTGTTGAGGGCTTGAAAGCCTTGCGAGAGTAGACATAGAGCCCAAACTAGGTGTTTCAGACCATTTGTACAAATCTTCATTTTTATCTCTATGTTTATACATAGCCTTTTACCCGTCAACTAAAATTCAAACCCTATCTTATTTTGGTAGGGAAATTAAAATATCCTATATTAATCAACGTCTTAATCAATGAATTTAAACAATCTAAAAAACAAACAAAATGACAACAGAAAGTAATGTCGTGAAGACACAAAAACGCAGCAAAGTAAAGTGTACACTGGTAAGCAAAGGCAATTACCAAAAAGACCATACACTTACCGCAGAACTCAGGCAAAAAGTGATCACAACCAGCAAATACCCCGGCATGCAGATCAGCAATGATATGCAACAGAATGTGTTTAGCATGGATGATTTTGATGTAAAACCGCAGGAGTTTACATCAGAAGAAACCAGAGTTGCGTGGATTGATGTGCCTGAAAACACCACAGTAAAAGATGTACAGGACAAAATCCCCGAAAAAGCTACCCTTTACAGGGTATTGAGCAACAGTCCTATCCTTACCAATTCACAGAAGAACGCAATTTCCCGCAAACTGATCACACTGGATACCATCGCCAATGCACAGGTACTCAGGTATCCTGCAGGCCATGAATCAGAAGGTGAAATCATCCTTGATCCTGAAGGTCGTGTGCAGTACAGGAAAATCTTTTTCTGGAAAGAACACAGAGAAGATCAGGACTTACGTGGCACAACCCCCGAATACAGAAGCAAGGAAATCATTGCCGAATTAGGCAGTGAGCCTGTCAGTGTTGAAGCTGAACTTGAACTTGCTGAAAGCTGGGAAGTCCAGGAAGACTAACCTAAAGTCGTAAACATAACTGTCAAAGAGAGTGTGATTAATTTCATGCTCTCTCTTTTTTTTAATAGCCAAAAAACAAAATTTACAATTATGGATACAATCAAAGTAGTTCGTTGGCCTGAAAGTCAAATATGTATGGATTGTGTGTATGGAGAATTTGTTGAGTCTGAAAAAACATTTACGTCTTCAGATTACATTTGCCATCATCCTTCAAAAATTAGACAAGATCAAGACTGTCCTCACAACAAAACCATTAAAGAAAAAACACATGCACATAGTTAATTTTCATATTTTTGCAACATAAAACAAAACTCACAATGGATAACTGGATACCATTAGAAATGTTAAATTTAAAAGACCCACTCATTATTAGATTGGTCAAACAAATTCATGTTGATACAAGAGACTTTCATTGTTATGTAAATGCTGATAAAGAATTACCACCTGAGACAGAAAAAAACAATGATTTTGGTAAAATGTCAAAATATGGTAACAGGTTTTTCTTTACATCAGATGAAGTAATAGAAATACTCAACAGATTGTACACTGAATCTGGTGGTGAATATAAATGGAGAATGTTAACACTGAAAGATGATGGTGCTAAATATTCAAAGGGATGGCAACTAAAATACATTCGCATTTACAAGATTAAAGACAAATGGATAATGTGCAATGCTTACAACTATGCACTAAAAAGAGAAGTCTTTGAATGTGAAGTTGACAAAGAATATACAAACGAACATTAATTTTTATATTTTTGCAACATAAAACAATAAAAACATGACAACAGACAAAGAACAAATCAACAAAAAGGTTGAGAAAATCAGAAAGAAATCCATTATTAAAGAATGGAAAAAAGAAATCGGTATTCCAAAAAGACAGTACAAATATGAAACTGTCATAACTTTTACAAGTTAGCCATGGACAATAACATCATTGACAACGAAGATGAAGGTACAATTTACAATACTACTGTACCTGATCCCACCTTATCCATTCCTCAACTACCAGAATTACCTGATGAGGACATTGGAACAACAAGAGAAAAAGAACTACTTTATTAAAATATAGGCCGAACAAATTATAATGAACCATTGGATTGTTGGGCTTAAAGACTGATAACTGAACGTGAGAAGGCAGAAAACAGTTAGTATCTCACTCACATGAGATATGGGATAGATTGTCAAGGCGAACAATTTCCCGATGTATAGCCAGCTATGCATTGAAAAAATAATATTTCTATCAAAAAGAAGGTTATCACCGCTTGGAGATAGACTAATCGAAGGTTGTCATTATGAAGAGGTAAGACATTAAATTGATACCTGTCTGGCAAATTGCATGTGAACACCTGCACAGTAAAAGAGCACAGTTTTGAAAAATAGATTGTGTTGAGTAAGCCAGTATAAACAAAGCCTTTGATTTTTAAGACATTTACACCAAAAGCTGATAGGCAGTCGAGCATTAGCAGGCACTATGGCTACTTGATATATACTAGTTTCTATCAAGTAGTAAGAATAGTAAAGGTGAAATTCCTTATTGGTGTAGATAGACGAACACAATTAATCTGCAAGAATGTAGGTTGTATCACAGGTGAAGCAGTCTGATGGGGAAACTAGGAAAGTAGCTCAGTTGGTAGAGCATTAGCGTGAAAAAAATAGTAATCTGTTATCACAGAATTAGAAAGCTGTAAAGGTGCTCAGGAGCATTAAAGATAGAAGATAACTAACAGCAATTAAAACAACTGGTTCTAAGGGTCAGTGGTTCGAGTCCACTCTTTCCTGCAAATTTAAAATACAAAGAAACTATGCAAGCACAACATCTAGCGTTAGCAGAGAAAACTGCGTAAGCAAATTAAATCTGTTGTCTATAAAGTTGCATGGTAATAGCCTGCTGAAAACAAACAGTGAGGGTTGTATTATCAACTGAAAGATAGGTAAATTGCTTGGACACTCCGAGTTAGAATTAAGGAGCCAATATAAAGGTTTAAACCTTTGCACGGGTGGTATGCTAAAGAGAACCACAGAACAAAACCTTATCATAGTCCTTTGCCAAAGGACGTTGTTTGTTGGATGATATTAAGACATCAGTTCTGATGACTCCGAAATGAGAAAATAAGAGTTTTATCAAGATATTCCAGGTGGCACTGGGCAGGCTTGTTTTACAGAGTAGTATATCAGTTGGTTAGATTACTTGGTTTGGAACCAAGAGGTCGTCAGTTCGAGTCTGACCTACTCTACATTAATAGTTCAACTTTTAAAGAAATGGAACAATTAACTAAGCAAGAAAAATTAAAGATTTACAAACTTGCACTTGAAATATACAAAAAAGAGATAGGTATATATCATTGGGTTGGTTTATGCAATGCATGTCACCAAGCAATGCGTAATTTATTCTATTTTTGTGATATTGAAAATTGTTTAAAAGAGTTAATGGATTATAAACCAATATATATAACTAATAATCATACCTATTGGTGGCCTGTTGATGATCATGAAATTCGTATTAAAATATTAGAAGAAATTATTAACAAACTTAAACAAGATGTCGAACAGCAATAAAACTAATATATGAAAAAAGAAAACAAGATAATGTTAATTTCATCAGTACTATTGATGTTAATATCAGGTATATTCTTATTCATAAGTGTTAATATAATGGAATTAACACCTGTAAGTGAAAGAATACAAGACATAAGTGTATCAGTTCTTGCAATAAGTGTAATAATTATACTTGTTACAATTTTAATACCATTAAGAGAAAAATAAAGATGTCTTACAGCAATAAAAAATAAATCTGGGTTGATTTCAAAAACAGACATCTGACATCATTAAGGTATCACACAGCAATTTACAAAAAACTACATATTTGGCATGTTGCAAAAATGATACCTGTTCATTATAAGGTTACTTACAGCAAATTTAAAACAATCAGTTTCCTAATCTGACCATGTAAAAAGTAACCTGAAAACAAAGAATCGTAGGTAGTCGAGCAAAGAATACTACACACCCTTGATGTGGTAAACCAAGCAAATAATCAGCAATGAAACAATCTTTTATAGTAGCATACCGGATTAGCAACAGAGATAGACGACTTGCTGAACTACGATTTACATTAATTAACCTTTAAACTTTTGCAACATGAATCAATTTTTAAAAGCATCAACCAAAAAGGACACATTCACTGAAAATATGGCAGTGTCTAATTCATCAACTGGAAATCTCATAGTTGATGATTTTTCCAAAGCAGCAAACTACAGGGGAAGAGAATTTGGAGACATAATGGCTACAGCATCAGCATTATGGACTTTGAATGCATTACTTTTCCTTCAAATCACATTCTATTTAAGAATGATTACCAGAAGGGTAAAACAACTTTCATCCACTTCACCTGCACAAAAAGGACAGGGAGCAAAGGATGAATCATTGAAAAGGCTATTATGGCTTTCCTCATTTCATCCAGAAGTATTCTACAAGAACATATGGTTAATTCCACTTGCAGGAAGCTGGAAAGATTTATGGACACTCATGATAATGGACATTGAACTTGGACTTAATCAAATCAATCATAAAAAGATTTTTAATCTAATGATGGATGGACTAAGTGATTCCAGCATGTGTGATCTTATAATCAAGTATATGCCTGCAATTAAGGCAAAGAGCAAATGTAAAACCAAACGTGCTCAAATACTTAATCAGCTAGCAAAAGAATTTGCTGATCAAATGGATATGAATCCTAAAGAATATCGCAAATTCAAAGCTGGAGGAAAAGCTCATCAATGGCAACAACTCATCAGTAAGAACTATTATTCACAGATCAACTTTTCTGAAATTCCAGGAAAAGCATTATCTTTGATGGTAGAAAGTAAATTTCTCAAGAATCACAACCTTGAACAAGCATATGCTGAATGGCTTGACAAACAGCCTGTTGTAAAATTTAATGGTTATCCATTTGAATTACTCAAAAGAGTTAGCATTGACCCAATCAAAAACAAAACCATTGACAAACAGTTTGAAATGTTACTCAAAACAAATAAAACTGGAATCAAAGGTAATGTATGGTGTGCTCTTGATACATCAGGCAGTATGACCTATAAATATCCAAGCATGCCAGAAAGTATATTACCATATCATGTATGTGTATCATTGGGTATCTTCTTCTCAGCAATGAATGAAGGTGCATTCAAAGATCATGTTATCATGTTTAGTAATGTATCACAGAAATTAAAACTTCTTGGTACATTTTCTGAAAAAGCACTACAAATCAAAAGATTATCAACTGCATGGGGATCAACTAACTTTCAGAGTGTTATTGATGAGATTGTAAGAATAAGGACAGCAAATCCTGAAATTCCAATTTCTGATTATCCTGATACATTGCTTGTAGTAAGTGATTTACAATTCAATCCATCTGGATCAACACAAACCAATTATGAAGAAGCAATGTCAAAACTTCGCTATGTTGGTTTACCACCAATAACAATTATCTGGTGGAATGTTGCTGAAAGAACAAATGATTATCCATCCACAATTGATGATAAAGGTACTGTAATGTTGTCTGGCTTCGATGGTGGAGTTATTTCACTGATACTTGGTGGGAGTAATGAAGAAAGACAGCAATTAACACCTGAAACAGCTATGCAAATGGCACTTGATCAGGAGTTAATCAGTTTAGTTCAGTTATAAATCAAAGGGTGATGTGTTGATACATGTCGCCCTTTTTAATTTTTATTTACATGGCAAGAAAAAGAAGATTACCACAAGTTGAATTACCAACCAGAAAGAACTTCGATGTGTCTTACAATAGAATATCAACTGATGATTGGAACAAATTGGGTGGAGAATTTGCTGTATGGATGGCTGGATATAAATATGCAATAAATAAAATTAACAAAATATTAATCGAACAATTTAAAAAACAAGAAAATGAAATTTCAACTGGACAATCAAACTTTCAGAGTAAGATGGGAGTACAAGAAAAGAAAACACGGAAGAGTAAAAACAACATGTAGTATTACCAGAGTTGTTGATGAAGAAGATAAAACACTACCAGAAATACTTGTAGCAGAAGCATGTTCACAAAACAATGTAAGTGAAGGTGATATTTTCAACAAAGCAAAAGGAAGAAAACTTTCATTTTTACGTGCTGTTGACCAAATGATTGTAAACATAATTCCCGGTGCTGATTACTCAAAAGAAATTTTCAGAAACACAAAGAAGGGAATTTTCCAAAATTTGGAAAGTACAATCCAAGAACAGAATGGAAAAAGTTATCTAAGTATCATCGTACCTGAAAAAAAATGAAATCATTAAGACAAGATTTGTTCTCTCCACTGGATCAAGTAGAGAGAGCATACATAAGAAAACCTGCAACCTTCTTAATAGGAGTATTTTTCCTTACACCTTTACTAATTATATTCTTTTTTCTTGAAAGAAAAACTTCTTGGGCAATATACAAACGATTTTGGAAAGAATGTTGGACAGGACAAAAAAAGTATTAAAAATATTATCAATTATCATAAGTATGTTTGCTGTAATAGCAGGCTGGATAGTTGGTACAATTGAAGGAATCCTTATAGGATTGAAATTAATGTTAAAACGTAACTAAAATGACAAAAATGGAAGAAAATTATCCAATATCTATCAGAAAAAGAACAGAAGCACTTCAAGAGCTTTATAACTATCTACCAAAAGATGAGTTAAGAGCTAATCAACCTATAAAATGGTCACAATTTACAAGAAAGTACAAAATAAGTGCTACATTTTCACAAGCATTAAGAAACCTGAAAATCATTAAGCTTATCAAAAGACAAGCTCACAGTGAATTTTACATATGGCTTGCAGGTGAACCCAACATTCAGATGGCTCTTGCTATAAACAAAGAAGAAAACAAAATCTACAAAGACAAATCAGCAAAAGCCATTGAAACAAAAAAAGAAGAAAAGAAACCCAAGCTTGCAATCAGGTTTCCAATAACAATCAAATTCAGATCAATTATTTACATCAAGAATCTGGAATAAAACAACATGAAGACCCCCTTATTAGTTAATGTTTAGCTGATAACAGATCTGGGGAAAAGTCTGGGGGGTCTTCTATTTTAACAAGTAAATAAACAAAATATTATGTCAACATCAATAAATGTAACAGCTTATTCAAGCACAGAAAATAAAGAATTTCAAAAACATTTTAAAGCAGTTAAATTCTGTATTGAAAATGAATTATCATTTCCAAAAGAAACAAGTGAGTTTTTTAAGGGCAAACTTAGTGGTAATAACTTAGAAGATATAGACCCAGATTACATAATCAAGTATATTGAAAATGGCGTTGAAAGAAAATTAAAAACAACAAATGACCAACATGAAAATGAAATTAGAATTAAAGTTTCTGAAATTCCCAAAGAAGTTGATTTGATAATTATAAAATTAGCATAACAACTAAAGCCATGACAAAAGAAGAATTTAACGAACTATTAACAGGATGTGAGCATGACGGCTCAATGATTCATGTAAATGAGGTTAAAAGGCTTATTGAAAAAGCCATAGCCGACCACGAGGCTTTTACAAGGGAAATAATCGTGAGGGCAAAACTTGATTTTCCATTAACTGAACAAGAGATTGATTGGTTTGATATGGGTACGGATGCAAAAAAATGTCCTGAATTTATGGAAAAAGTAATGAACATAAAACCATACCAGCCATGACAAAAGAAACATTTGAGGAATTCGCAAAAAGACATTTTCCTGGAATTGAAAAAGAAACCTGGTATCCTGCTATTATTGCTATTGGTGAAGAATACGCCAAGCAAGCCATAGTCAACCACGAGGCTAAACATATGAAACTATACGATTATTTGAAAAAGAAAGGGTTTGAAAGACTACTTGATGAACCCTCTTTAAATTCATCTCACGCTGGAAGCTCGCAGACCTACGAAGAGTTATTTGAGGGTTATTTGAAAGCCAACGAACCAAAACCCTACCAGCCATGAAAAGCAAAAAATTATCGAATGTCCTTATTGCGGATGCAAAACACCAATAGTTCACGATTATGATAACGAATATTATTATTGTAATGGATGTGATGAATATTTCCCAAAAATAAAAGAAGATAAACCAAATAAGAAAAAAGATTCTTTGTATGAAATACATGATGATTTAATTCAAAGAACTGCTATTCCATCAAATAGACTTGGTAAACCATGACACAGAGATTCAGAAAAAAATCAGTAATAATTGAAGCAATTCAATATGATGGTACAGAAAATTCGGTTGTAGAAATTTTACAACTAAAAGAAACAACAAGTTCAGCACGTTCAATTAGGGTTGATGCAAGTGATTTGCTTATTCACACACTCGAAGGAGTAATGAGGGCAAATAAAGGTGATTGGATCATCAAAGGTATAAATGGAGAATTTTATCCATGCAAACCTGATATTTTCGAAAAAACCTATGAAAAAATAGAATAAAAACACTTTAAATTAATTTAACATGAGTGATGAAGTATTAAAAGAAGAAGTAAAAGGTATGATGCATGCATCATTACTGAGAAACAACAGAGACATTAAAGCTGATAGGGCAAAAGCTATTATCAGAGACTCTAAAACAATCTACAGGAGAAGAGTAGAAGATTATGCTCTTCAAATTGAACAACTGAAAGCAAAGAGAGAAGCTATGCTTGATCTCTCACCTTCCCATGCTGGAAGCCTTACACCAGCAAAAGATTTTGATGCTAATTCATTTATGGAAATAGATGATGAACTAGGCATTGAAATTCGTGATGCTCAAATCAGATTTAATCTTGCAAAAACAAGGTACGAAAAACTCTATGGTGAAACATTCAATCTTTAAATCATGGGATTTGGAAATTATA